CTAGCGCAAATATAATTATTAAAAGCGCTGTTACTGTGGCTCCAGTTTTAACTTCTGGAACTTTAAGTCTTGTAGATTCTATAGTAGTTGCTGCTGTGACAAATGCTATCACATCAGCCTCTTCAAGCATCATTACTTTAGCTAACTGTCAAATGCTAACTTCGGCATTAAGTAATGTCGCCCCAGTTGTACTAAGTGGATTTTATTCAATATTAAATTGCGTATATGATAAAACAAACTCAACACTAGTAGCATTGTCTGCAACTGGTGGATCTACAAATTCTATTGATTATTTTCAATATATTAATGCTGACAAATTTATTACTCAAGGGGGAACCTCTTCTGACTATGTAAAGGGTGATGGATCGTTAGGACTATTACCAAACACTATTGTTTATACAACTGGCAATCAAGCTATTAGTGGAGTTAAAACTTTTAGTGACCTTCCGTTTGTTAATGGAACTGGAATTAGTATTAGTGGTCATACCCACACATCTTCTAATATAATTGATTTTAATAGTAGTGTTAGTGGCTTATTACCAATTACCAACATAATTGCTGGAAATGGAATTAATGTTGCTATTAGTGGAACAACAATTAGTGTAACTAATACTGGACCAAAACTTGGTACTATCATGGCTTTAAGTTAAAGGTAAAAATATGGCTAATCCAAATATTAATAGTCCGTCTAGTGTTTATGCTAATAATTCATCAGTTAGTTTAACTACTACTAATTCTACGTTATTGGTTAGTAATGTTGCTAGTAGTAATAAATTATTCTTAATAGATGGTATTACTGTTGCTAACATTGATACAGCTAATGCTGTTACAGTAACTATAACTTTTTATCGTACAGTTGATAATTCTGGAACTGCTTATGAACTAGGATCAACAGTTAGTATTCCCGCTAATTCCTCATTAATTATTGTTGATAAAAACCAAGGAGTTAGCTTACTAGAAGCTCAATCAATTTATGCTACAGCAGGAACAGCAAATAAATTAAAAATTAATACTAGTTGGAAGGAGTATTCTTAATGAGAGTTAGAGGAGGATTAATAGGATCTAATCCATCAGTATCTCAAAATGCTGCTAGTAACATATGGCATATTAGAGATGCTGAATCTTATAGTAGATCTAACAATTGGCCTGCGCTTCCAGGTGCGCCAACGAGTGTTTCTGGAACGGCTGGCAATACGCAGGTGGCTTTAACGTGGACGGCTCCAGCTTCAAACGGTGGTTTTGCCATTACCGATTACGCAATTCAATATTCAAGCAACAGCGGCAGCACATGGACTACGTTCAGCGGTCGCACGGCGTCTGCGACTGCGAGTCAGGTTGTGACCGGACTGACTAACGGAACGGCGTATGTGTTCCGCGTGGCTGCGAAAACGGCGCTTGGAACCGGAGCTTATTCCACGCAAAGCGCTAGCGTCACTCCTGTCAACACGCAGACAACAACGCTCACCTCCGGTGGCGGAAGCAATAGCTGGAGATGGCAGGCAGATGGGTATGTCGATGCGACTGCGTCCAGCGGCAGCCAATTTATAATTGGCAATGTCGATGGCTCAACGGCTGCTTATTCTGGTTGGCGAACGACATGGTCTGTCTCGCCAAAGCCGGCATCGGTCGCGTCCGCAACACTGACGTTTCCAACCGGCAGCGTTGCAGGGGCGGCGTTCTCTATCGTCATTCGCGGATGCGCTGCCGACAACGCCGGCACGCTATTGACAGGTGACTCGCAAACTAGCGCCTCTGTGTCCGTCACCCGTCCAAGTTCTGGGAATCTCGTTGCTGATGTGACCTCTATCGTAAATCAGATTATCGGGCGTGCGGGCTGGGTGTCTGGAAACTCGTTAGTTTTCTACCTGCTGCCGTCTGGGCAGGGTGCAGACTGCGATTGGCGAATGACCTCTGACACCGCCGGCATGCTGTCGATCACATGGTAGTTCCACTCCATATGAAATCACTCCTCCTAGACCTCATCGTCACCAGTGCCGTCACTGGATTCTGCCTGTGGCGTTGGTCAACGCTGCTGCCTCGCGTGATGCAAGCGATTCAGCCCGTGGCGGCTGCGCGAGATTTACGCAGACGATATAATACTTTGGGAAAGTTTACAACCTAGTGTATAGTATACTAGTTATTTAATAAGGAATTAATATGCCTCTTTCAAGAATACAATTATATCAAGGTAGTCCTATTCCTTCTGGATATAATGCTCCCAGCATATCTGGACAAATAGCCTATGATGGTAATCATTTTTATATAGCAGGAGCCAATAATACTTGGTTAAGAACACAACTAAGTTCTTGGTCCTCTTCTGCATCTGACACAAGTTTTTCATCAGTTTCATTGCTAATGAATTTTGAAGGAAATTTTCTTGATCAATCATCAAACCCCAAAACACTAACAGCCTCGGGAGGTATTAGCACCTCTATCATCCAATCAAGATCCGGGTCATCCTCTGCATTATTTGATGGAATTAATGACTCTATAGGGGTTTCTGATAGTAATAATAATTTAGTATTAGGGAGTGGAGATTATACTGTCGAGGCATGGGTTTATCCATTAGTCTATAATCAAGAAACATTAATTGGTAATAGGAATTTTAGTAAAGATTTGATAATAATATCAGCAGACAATACATATTTTTTTATTGCTAATGATTATTCTGGAACAGCAGGACAATTAGCGTATTATAGTACCGACACTGCCGCCGCTATTGGTCTATATTCATCTCAAAAAATATCTAGAAATATATGGAGTCATATTGCTTGGTGTAGATCTGGGTCAACATTAAAATCTTTTATTAATGGAAGTCAAGTTGCATCAATAACAGAAACAAGAACATATTCTCAGTCTCTTGCTCGTATTGGCGCTACTCCAGATAATGCTGGAAGATTTTTTAATGGTTATATCGATTCATTAAGGATAACAAAGGGAATAGCGAGATATACCACCAGTTTCACTGTTCCAATAACATCATTTCCTACTTATTAAATTTATAATATGTCACTATCATACAATAATTCAATCTTAGCTCAAACTATTACTGTTAGCGGTACCAACAATACCTCGGTCACTGGAGTACTAACATCTACTAGTGGTAATTTTACTAATAATCTACAAATAGGTAGTAATAATTTGACAACATCTAATACTCTTAATATAATAAATAGTGCAAATTTTTATCTATGGTCTAATTTCAGATAGGAGCTTATTATGGCAGCTAGTCCAGTTTTCGCAGTAACACCAAGAATGGCGTCGGTTTCGATAGCAACAGCAGATGCTAGTTATACAGCACCAAGTAGCGTTGGAACTTTAATAACAGGGGCTTCAACAGGAACTAGAGTAGCAGAAATTGTGGTAAAATGTGCTGCGACTAGTGCTGCTGCTATTGTTAGAATATTTTTATACGATGGTACTAATTATTGGTTATTTGACGAAGTCACCGTAGCTGCTGCAACAGGCTCTTCAACTGTTCAGCAAACTAGAGTAAGTACCACATACAATAATTTGATTTTACCAAGTGCTTCATGGTCAGTAAGAGTGACTACGTCGGTTGCACAGGCTACTCACGTTACGGCTTTAGGAGCAGACTTATAATGAATCAGGGTATTTATGCAATTGGTGGTGCTACAATAGCATCAGTACCGTATGGTATCAATGGGGTTACTGCGCCAACTAGCGTTAGAGTACTTGTTGTTGGTGGAGGTGGTGCTGGCGGTTCTGGTGGTGCATCAGCAACCATTGGCGGTGGCGGCGGTGGTGGCGCGGTCGTTGAGCAGACTGTTTCTGTGACTTTAAATACAGCTATTTCTGTTACTGTTGGTGCAGGCGGAGCCGGGTCTGTTACAACCAGCATTAGAAGTAGCTACGGTAACTCTAGTAGATTTGATAATGTGTTTGCTATTGGCGGCGGCAGTGGAGGAATAAACGATAGTAACGGAACTCCTGCTCCCTATGTTCGCCTTGGTGGTAATGGAGCAAGTGGAGGGGGGAGATCAGCAACGACCGGTAATGTTGGAGACACCGTAGGCGTATCTATAACTGGTACTGGTTTCTCTGGCGCTACTGGAGATGGTTTTAATCCTGGAGGAGGTGGAGGTGCTGGTGCTGCTGGCTCGAATAATGGTACAGGAGGTGCCGGTAGAACTGCTAATCTGAATGGTGTAACTTATGCTGGTGGTGGTGGTGGAGGTAGAGGTTCGGCTGGAGGAACAGGCGGAGGTGGTGCTGGTGGCTCATCTGGTGTAGCGGCAATAGCAGGAACATCTAATACTGGAGGTGGCGGTGGTGGTGCTTTTGCCGCTTCTACAGCTACTGGTACTGGTGGAAGCGGAGTTGTTGTTATTCGATGCTCTGCAAGTTTAAATATTAGGCTAGGAGTCGGTTTAACTTACATAATTTCTACAATTAGTGGAGATAAGTTAATTACAATTACAGCAGGAACAGATACTGTTACTTTTTTCTAAAAGGATATTAATATGGCTCATTATGCATTTTTAGACACAAACAATATGGTAACAGAAGTTATAGTTGGTAAAAATGAAAATGAAAATAATATTGATTGGGAACAGCATTATGGTGAATTTAGAGGACAAAAATGTAAACGAACTTCATATAATACGGTTGGTGGAGCTCATAACAGAGGTGGAGTTCCATACCGAAAAAATTATGCTGGAATAGGTTATGTTTTTAGAGAAGACATAAATGTTCCAGAAGGAGCTTTTGTTCCACCTTGTCCTGGTGAGGAATATGTTTTAGATGAGACTACCGGATTATGGATTATTCCGAATTAGCCATTTAATTTAAAATTCTATGCCCTTCACTATAAGGTGTATTAAAGGCTAGACATTCTATCCTTCTAAAAGGGTCAAATATGAGCTGGAAAAAAGAAATTCCTATTATTGTACGAACTCTTATCAATGATTTATCAGAAATCCCCACATATTCTGACGAAAGATTACTACAAATCATATCAGTAGCGGCCAAATATGTTCAATTTGATGTTGTTTTAGATAATCCATATACTATAGATGTTGTTCGTCCAAATATTAGTCCAGATCCGACAGTTAATGATGATAGTATTTTTATTAGTCTGGTGTCATTAAAATCAGCTTGTATAGTCGATCAAAGTGTTTTGCGAACAAAGGCTGCTTTGGAAGGTATTAGGGCGGCACTTGGTCCAGCACAGCTTAGTGTTGGTGGTAGTTTAGCAGGATTGAAGATGATTATCGAAGAAGGTCCATGCGCAGCTTACGAAGAACTAACATCTCACTGGGATGTTCGAGAAGCAACTGCTATTCGCGCTATTCTTAGTCCGTTTGTTGGTAATCGTTTTGACCCAACAAGCCTAACATATCCTGGCGACCCAAGAAGAAATATGTTTTCATAAAAAGGATCCAATTATGGCAGCAGCTACATATAATTTTAATATCGAACAAGGTTCTGATTTTATTCTTAAATTTCAATATAATGATGAAAATAATATACCTGTTAATTTAAGTGGCAAATGTGTTGTTTTAAGATGGGCACAAAATGACGGAGGTGGAAAAGTCTTCTCAACGTCTGTTCCAGCAAGTTTGGAAAATGAAGATAGTGGATATTCATTAGTAGCCGATTCTCAGGGCACAATTACACTACAAATTTCAGCCCAAAAAACTAAACTATACTCATTCACTTCTGCTACCTATGATTTAGATATTATCGAAACAGATGGTATTCTCAAAAAGAATACTAGACTATCAACTGGAAGTGTTGGTATTCTAAGAAGAAATTTTGATATTATTACAGACTGTACTACACTAAGCTTAAATCCAGATATTCCACCACCAACACTCACACCAACAGTCACAAGCATAGCAACCACAGGTATCACTCCTACCCCGACCACAGCATTGCAAAATATTGATTTGTGTATGCCAGAAGATTGTCTAGAGCTTGATATCTATTCAGTAGTTTATTCTGGATCGGGACTAAGTATAGCTGATAATTCAAATAATAGTGGAATAATACATACTACAGACAGTAGACTAATAGAGAATATAGAAGTAGCTATCAACGGACTCACCCATTCTGCTGCCCAAGACTTGACATTTTTATTAGCTCCTCCTTCTGGAGATACAGTTTTACTATCTGCAAATACTAAGATAGCTAATTATAAAGATAATTTTAGTTTTATGTTTTCTAATAAGGCTATTGGAGATCAATATTTGAATACTGTTTCTCATGGCGGATTGTGCAATATTTATGATAAGACTAATATTACCAAATTCAATAATAGTACTTTAGTCAGCACCTTGAGCAATCTGTTCAATTATTCCAATACTGGAAATTGGACTTTATATGTTAATGATAATGATATTGGAGCATCTGGATCCATTAGCTCATGGAAACTTATTGTAACCTATATACCAGCTGGATAATCTATGAATATACAAAGTTTATCATTTAATAAATATACATTATCCGCAACTATACCACATAATGTAATCGTTTATAGTGATGACAACAATACACACACAGTAACACTAAATAGATTTCCACTAGTAGCAGATATTACAAAAAAAGAAATAATTGGCGCTACATTTAAACAACCTAATAAAACTATATATTATGTTTGAAAATTTAATTACCAAAGAATTTAAGGCGCTTTTTAATGATGCTATTGATACAATAGTAGCTCAAAACGGACTATCTGTTCCTTGTCGTTTAAACTATTCTGGAGAGACTAATTCAACTCTTTGTCCTAATTGCGAATATGATTCAATTTCTAAGCTATCTGCAAATATCTATAAGACTGGTGGTCCTGTAGTTTTTCCAAATAATCACATATGTCCAGTATGTATGGGTATAGGCATTATTAAGAGTGATTCATCAGAAGTGTTATATATGGCAGCCATATTTGATAGTAAATATTTTGTGAATTGGTCAACAGATGTTGTAAATATACCAGGAGGAATGGTCCAAACAATATGTCCTATAACATATTTGTCCAAAATCCGTAATGCTAATGAAGTTGTTTTTGATACCAGTATTGAAAATTATGGTAGTTATGTTTACGAAAGAACTGGAGATCCTATGCCAGCGGGTTTAGGAGATAATAGATATATAATTACAATGTGGAAACGCAAATGAACCTATCACTCACCATACTAGAAAGTGATAGTCAAATTAGGTCTTTAATATTAGAACAAATTAAAAAGGAGATAAATGAATCTATTTCTAAATCAATACCTAAAATTACTAACGAAATTAAATTAGCAGTAGTCTTGGCATTAAAAGCAGAACCAGAATATCAATCATTAATTGGTGGCGAACTAAAAGCAGAGCTTGGTATACCAGATGTTGGACAGGTTGATGGGGTTATTGATCTTATGGTAGAGACACTTAAAGTGAGAACCATACCCATTAAACCGGGTTCTTTTGGATTATCCGGAGGATTTGAACTCACAATGCTTGAATCTTCAGACCTAGGAGGAGTTATCTCTGCTCCACCAGCATATGTAACAGATATTAAGGGCTATTCATTACCATGGTTGGAGTGGCTGTGTTTAAGAAATAATGAGATTATAGTGAAAAATTTTGATATTAAATATGGTCCAAGTCCTAATTCAAGATCAGGGATGGGTATTATGGTTCCTTCTTCAAGTTCTTGGAGAGTACCTCCGGCATTTGCTGGTTCTAGCAATAAAAACTGGACCACCAGAGCAATAGAAAGAGTTGAGTCACAAGTGTATAGTATTATACAAAAAAATATTGAGGCAAATATATGACTAAATTTTTAGAAGTTACCAGTATAGGGCAAAAAAATAGGATATCAAGCCTAGAAGACAATCTTAAAAGTTTTTTAGACTGGGCTTTTTTAAATATAGGAGCATATGTTAATGTTACAGTTCCTACTAGTGGAATTGCAGGATCTAATTTTCATCAACTAAAACCAGTAACAGATCCTTCCAATAAGATTAAAGTTTGGGAAGCCATCAGAAAAGACTGGGTATATGAAAGCGGTATAGCTAATCAGTCCCCAATACAAATTTCTGGCGTATATCTTAATGGAAACTTTTTACCAGCCCCTAGTGGTAGTGGTTTATATACTTATAGTTTAAATTATCCTCTTGGTAGAGTCACGTTTAATAATCCTGTCTCTTTGTCTAGCAATGTTCAATTAAATTATTCATATAGATATGTACAGGTATATAAATCTAGTGAAGCAAGCTGGTGGAAAGAAGTCGAGGAACTCACTTACAACCCTGCGGCATTTAAAAACAATGGTGACGCTAGTATCGCAGCAAATCATAGAGTTGAACTTCCTGCTATTATAATAGAGTTAGCCCCAAGGACTCAACAAATTCCTAGACAATTAGGGACAACACAAAATATTCTTATACAAGACATACTATTACATATTTTAGCAGAAAATCCCGTTCAAAGGAATAATCTAATAGATATTTTAATGCTACAAAAAGATAAAACTTTTTATATGTATGATGTTAATAAAGTAATACAAAATCATGTATATAATATTAACTATAGGGGAGAAATCAATAATTCCGGATTAAATTATGATCAAATAGTAGCCAACCCAGAGTATCAAGAATACTATACATATATAAAAGACGCTTATTTATCAGAAGTAAACTCATTGAGCTCTAATTTGCATAATGGCGTTGTAAGATGGTCAGTAGAAATGTATCCATAGGACTTTAGGAGAAGATAATGCTTAGTACTAAATGTGAAAAATGCTTATTTGCAAATCAAAATAATGGAAATAAATTTACTGAATGTTCACAAAATATTATTCAAAAAATTAAAGGCAGTAAAACGATAACACAAGAAGATAATTTTAATGTGATCCATGAATATGCTTGTAGATATGGTTTTGCGAAAGAAGTTTATGAAACCAACAAAGATGAACTCAAAGACATAGATCTTTTACAACATATCAAAACCAATGCTCAAATGAAGTATTATTTACTATTAGATGTCGATTCGCAACAAGATATTGACCATATCATTGATACTTTGAATAATCTTGAAATTAAACCACAATTTGTGTCATTAATGTTTAGAAATTCAGAATTAAAAAGCTTCACTCAACAAGATAAAGAACTATTAACTTCAAAAATTAATATACAATGGAAATGCCATAATTTTACACACCAAATTAATCTACAAGATGCCATTGATCATATTTTATCAACTAATATGCAAATAAGCAAGAGTTCTCATTTTTTAGTGTATGACTCAATAAATCTACAGAAACTATCTTTGGATATTAATTATATTAACGATATTCTAGTGCTATATCAAAAACCACATATAGCAATGATTAAAGACCTTACCTCCTTAAATAAATTATTTATGAGTTTTGAAAACTATAAAGTTGCTAAATCTTTAGGAGAAAATATTTTAGATATTCTCAAGACAGAATCTCAGTCTGAAATCATAGAATTTTGATTTTAAGGTGTATTTAGTTATTAACTACCGAATCAAAGATATGGAGCACAATAATGGCCAATAATAGAATCTATTACGCTTCTCAAACAGTTCAATTAAGACCACAAGATGCTACTACTACTTATTTTCCTTATTGGTATCAGCCGCTAGGATTACAAAGTGTGGGAATGAACACCTCATTTAATTTGCAACAAGCATTTCAACTAGGAACTGTAGAATTATATGAAAATATAGAAAATGTTCCTAATGTTGAAGTAACAATAAATAAAGTAATAGATAATACTGCTCCATTATATGCTATGTGCATGGGGGGTAGTGCCGGTGTTGACGGAGCATTTGATCAAGATCTAGGATCATTAGTAAATAATAGAGTTAATTTTAGATTAGGAATTTTTGAGGATAATAAACAGTATGTTAGCTCAACAGCAAAAAGTCATGTTGTTTGTAGCGGTATGTATCTATCAAGATTTAATTATACTCTTCCAATTGACGGTAATGGTAGCGAAGAAGTAACACTAGTTGGTAATCATAAAATATGGAATACTGGATCTTTTCTTGGTCAAAACAGTTATGGTTTCACTGCCTCTGATATATTTAGTCCTTCTAAGGTAGTTGGAGTTATAACTCCCACCAAAACTAGTGGTGTTGTTACTCGTCAGTATGTTAATATTTTAGATTCTGTTTTACCAGTTGGTAGTGGTGGTATCAAAAGACCAAACTCTAATGGTGGTGATCAAACAGGAGCAACCTCTCTACCCCATTTTCAGAGTATCACGGTGAGTGCTGATCTAGGAAGAGAAAATATTAATGAATTAGGTAAGTTTAGTCCATATTGTAGATATACCACATTCCCAATCGAAGTTACTAGTGAATTTCAAGTAGTATCAGTAGAGGGCGACTACATTACTGCTAAAGATTTTTACTTAGAAGACTTCTGTGGTCAATCTAAAACAAATCTTAAAAAACATAATATTAAAATACATCTAAATTCTTCCAACGCTGCAACTAGTTGTGATCAAGGAATGATTTTGGATCTTGGTAATAAAAATGTATTAACTAGTGTTAATCATACTGGAGGAGATACTGGCGGAGGTAATGTTACTGTAACTTATAGTTTCCGTAATTTCAATAATTTTAAAATTAGCGCTAGTGGAACATATGCTGATGGTATTGCTATAGCGGCTTCTAATGGAACAGTAAGTGCTTTGGATTATAAAGAAGATAGTCAACAAGTTAGCCCACAGCCTAGCCAACCCGATAAGGTCTCCTTACTAAATACTGAAACTATCGACTCTAACTATACTGGAGATACTGATAATGTCTAATAAAAGAATTTTTTATGCTTCACAAAGCGTTCATCTACAACCAGTAAGTACCGGAACCGAAGGCAACTATAGAAAGCCTAGTGATTTCGTAAGATACGGGGACGGAAACTGGATTCTTCCCAGAGGCTTACAGAGCGCTGGGATTAGTACCACTTTTAATAGTACTCCAGTTTCTCAACTAGGTACACTACAAATATACTCTCAAACAGAAAGTGTTCCTCAGGTTGAAGTTACTCTCAATAAAGTTCTAGATGGAACCGCTCCACTATATTGTTTATGTACTGCTGGAATTGATACTGATGATCATACCAAGTTAATAGCATGCAATAAAAATCTAACAGAAATTACTAATAATATGGTAAATGTTAGATTTGCAGTATTTCCTGATACTGTCTCTAACGCTACTGGAGTAGCACAAAGCTATACATTATGTAGTGGTATGTATCTCTCCAGAGTAAACTATACATTTCCTGTTGAAGGAACAGCTAGCGAAGAAGTAACACTAGTAGGATCTAGTAAAGTGTGGGGAAACAGCCTTACTATCCCATCCACACCAAGTAATATCTTAACAGACGATAATGCAACTCCTCAAGGTAGTGGTGCTGATTATGTTGTCAGAAGACAGTTTATTGCTTTGACCGGTGGTGATAGTTATACTTATCCTACCAGAAACAATGATGGTAAAATTGATCTTAGTAATTTAGGATCTTTAGTTAACGCTAGTATTCTACCAACCGGCAAAGGAGGAATTCCTCTTGAAAACGGACAAACCAATTCTAAACTTAAAGTTCCAATGATTCAGAATATTACAGTTAGTGCCAATTTGGGAAGAGAAAATATTAATGAATTAGGATTTTTTGGTCCATATTATAAGTATACAACTTTCCCAATTGAAGTTACTAGTGAGTTTCAAGTTATTTCTACTAGTGGAGACTTGGTAAACGCTAACGACTTCAATAACTTTAATGGTTGCGCCAGTACTGATTATCGCAATCTAGAAGATAAAGAAATCGCTATCAAAGTTTGTGGATTAACTAGTAGCGACTATATGATTATTGATCTTGGCAAAAAGAATAAATTAACTAGTGTAAACTACACTGGCGGAGATACCGGCGGAGGTAATGCTACAACTACTTTTAGTTTTCAGACATTTAATAAACTAAATATCATACCAACTGGTGTTTATGCTAAGTACAAGACATTCTCTGATGGATCTAGTCCAGACGCAACAGTTTCCTCATTAACATAATAAATCGTGGGAGAGAATAATGGGTAATAAAAATAGAGTATTTTACGGCTCACAGGTAGCTCAAGTTAAACCAGCAACCACAGGAATGTACTATGGTTCTTGGTATCAGCCTCTGGGTGTTCAAAGTGTTGGCATGAATACAACCTTTGATACTCAGCAAACATTTCAATTAGGCTCCCTTGATCTGTATAATATTTCCGAAAACGTTCCTAATGTTGAAGTGACCATCAACAAACTATTAGACGGAACTGCCCCACTATATCTTATGTGTATGGGAGGAAAAAGTGGCATTGCTGGAGCAAATTGCACCTCATTTGATAATACTGAAACTAATCTTAAGGGATTTGGTGGACTAGCTAGTAATAGTGTTGATTTTAGACTAGGCATTTATGACGGTATTGATACATCATCAACAGGAACCACAAATGATTTTGTGAAATGCGAGAGAATGTATGTGTCTCGTTTGAATTATACTTTTCCAATAGATGGTAATGGTACTGAAGAAGTAAGCTTAGTTGGCAATAATAAGCTTTGGAGTAAGAATGATGGTTTAGGTACTATGACAGGGTATTCGTTTACTCCAGAAACACTCAAAGCGTCAAGATTAGCCAGAAGACAATTTATTGATATTTCTAGTTCAACATTGCCAATTGCTAGTGGAGGAATGCCAACAGGAGTTAGTGCAACCCATTTACAAAGTATTACTATTAGTGCTAATTTGGGAAGAGAGAATATCAACGAACTCGGAGCATTTGCACCAAGAACCAGATATGCTACTTTTCCAATTGAAGTTACTAGTGAATTTCAAGTGGTTGCCACAGAAGGAGACTATGTTGATGCTAAAGACTTTTTGTCTCAGAGCGGATGCTCTATCATGTATAAAAATTTAGCCATGCTTCCTATTCAAATTAATGTTTGTGGAGGAGAATCGTCTAATTTGCAGATTTTCTTAGGATCGGGTAACCAGCTAACGTCAGTGAATTATACCGGTGGAGATACTGGTGGAGGAAATGCCACAGTAACATATAGTTTTAGAAACTATAATGATTTCTACATGAAAGCAACTAATGTTTATGCTAGTGGAGCAACTGTCTAAGAGAAAATAAGAAAAATATTAAGGAATATTGTTTTAGGACCTAGGATTACAAAAATGGAAGAACTGTTAATGATAATAGGAAAATTGTATGTGGACATATACCAAACTCAAAAGTATATGGATTCTATACAACAGCAACTAAAAGAAAAGGATAATGAGATACTATCTCTTAAACAAAAACTTAGTGCAAAAGATAGAATAGATGGTAATGATAAATGATATCGAATCAGACCTATACAGGATTTTATCTGGTAAATTAATTTTTTTATACCAAAATAAGGAATATGAACTAAGGAGCCAAGATCCTATAACTAAATATAAAGCTAATTTAATTTTTCAGTCTATCATTAATGATGAAAAATATAATGATTGGATGAGAGCTGAATATTTAGATAATTATATGACTTCTTTAGGAATGTGGGATAGGGACATGACAGCATTTATGAAAAATTCAGAAAAAGCAATAGATGACCTAAAGGTTTCTTTATACAATAGTAGATTTAATAGCAAACAAACTGAAAGCACACGAAGAAGTTTATCTTCTATTAGAGATAGAATCAATAAGCTTTCTGAAAAAAGAAGCTCATTCTATAATAATACATTAGAGGGATATGCAGAAGGAATTAAGTACGAGTATTTAATTACTAATACTTTATATCACAATGATAAAAGAGTATTTAAAAATTTCACATCTGATCAAAATTCATATACAGAATTTACAGGATTAATTAATGAGATCAACAAGCATCTTTTGAATGCCTCTATATATCGAAAAATATCAAGATCAGAATTATGGAAGTCTTATTGGACAATTGGTAAATCAAATGTTTTTAATAAAGCGATTATTGATTGGACAGATGAACAGAGGAGCTTAGCTAGTTTTAGTATAATGTATGATAGTGTTTATGACCATCCAGAAAAACCAACAGATAGTGTAATTAATGATGATGATTCATTAGATGGATGGATGATACTACAATATAGGAATGCAGAAAAGTCTAAACAGCAGGAACAAATTACTAAGGGTAGTTCGCAAATGGCTAAGGCTCAGGAAGTGTTCATATTTACGGACAATACAGAAGGAGCCGAACAAATAATGGAAATGAATTCTTCTGATGGTATGGCAACCATGAAAGAAAGATTTCGTACTATTAATAAAGTCGGCAATGTTAGTCAGCAATCACTACCAGACGTTTACGAGTCTTTAAATCCAAACTAATATAAGAGTAGACAAATGACACAAATAGACAAGATCATAGCAGATATTGAAACAAAATTTAAAACAACCATGATTGGTTCTTTGGCTAGGTTTGAAGAGTCTTTTGGACATCTATGGGAGGAAGAAGGCCCAGATCAACAAGAATATTTGGACCTTTGGGAATATACCAGAAATTCAGTACTGAATAATGGTAATAAGCAAATGAGAGCGGCAGTTAATGATATATCCAATACTTTTTTAAACTCACCAAAATCTAAAGTTACCTATAGATTTAATTACAGGAACGAAGGAGATCAATAATATGAAGACTAAGACTTTTACCGGAGTGGTTGATGGCAAGGATAGAGAATTTCTAGTTAAGTCACCATCACTAAATGACCAAAGAGAAGCTCAAAAAGTTTATAATCAGGCTTTTACAGATGCTATTAAGAGCAAGAGTGTAGTAAGAGCCAAGCTAGATGATCTGCTACAAGATCAAGGACTATGGAACGATGAGAAACAGGCTAAGTTTACATCTTTACAAAGAGATCTTTTAGACGGAGAAAAGAGGCTTGCTAAGGGCGGATTTAGTTTGAATGAGGCCAAAGACCTTGCTATTAAAATGAAAGCCGTACGAGATGAAATCAGAGACCTTATCAGTGTTCGTACCTCTCTAGACAACCATAGCGCAGAAGGCCAAGCAGATAATGCTAGATTTAATTATTTAGTTAGTGTTTGTGTGGTGTATAATGATACTAAACAGCCATATTTTAGAGACATGGAAGACTACCTTAATAGGGCTGCTGAACCAGTTTCGTTATCGGGCGCTCAGAATTTGGCTAATATGTTATATGGTTTGGATAATGATTATGAAAAGGGTCTGCCAGAAAATAAATTTCTGAAAAAGTATAATTTTGTTGATGACAAACTAAGACTAATTGATAAAAAGGGCAGACTTATTGATAGTGACGGTAGACTTATTGATGATAGTGGCAGGTTTATTGACGAGGAAGGGAATTTTGTTGATAAGTACGGCAATAGAGTAAACTTAGAGGGTGATTATGTTGTTGATACTAAACCATTTTTAGACGATAATGGAAACCCAATCCTGGACCAAGAAACTAATGATAAACCTTCTACAGACAACAAATCAGAAACTAGTGCAGAGCCAGTTGTGGCCGATGTTGCAAAAGCTGAAGTCCCTAGCGTTGTCTCATAGATTTTATAGTACGGTCTCTAAATATCCACTTACCAAAGTAGCATCAGTGAATAATAACTATTCATTGGTGCTATTTTTTTAGGAATAACAAATGACAGCAGCATTCAATTTAACAGCTCAATTGAATTTGAAAGGCCCAAGTAATATTGGGTCTATAACATCGTCTATAAAAAAACAACTTGGTACAATTACTGCTAATGTTGACGTTAAGGTTAATGCTACCTCAATACAAAAAATTAGTCAGCTTAATGCTGGATTACAACAACTTAACAAGACATTATCGGCAACAACAGTTAGTGCAACATCTGCTGCCTCTGCTATTAAAGGATTAGGTCAGGCTTTTGGTGCTGTTAATTTGAGTAGTTTGCCACAACAAATTTCAGCCACTTCAACAGCCCTAGGTCAAGTAAAGGGCCAGTCCGCTCAAGCTGCTAAAGCACTAGCTGCTTCAACTACACAGATGGAAGAATTTGGCAAACAATCAGCATTAGCTGTTAGAAGATTTGCTGCTTTTAGTATTGTTACATCTAGTATTTATGCTTTAAATAATAGTATAAATAGAGGTATAGAAGCTTTTATCGAATATGATCAGCAGTTTGTCAAACTGCAACAGGTTACAGGACAATCAGCAGATGGTCTAAAGTCCCTATCTAAAGAAATTACAACATTATCTGTAGGACTTGGTGTGAGTAGTGCTGCTTTAACAGATGTTGCTAGTACTTTAGCTCAGGCTGGTTTAAGTGCTCAAGACACAGAGAAAGCACTTAAAGCACTAGCCTTAAGTTCATTAGCTCCATCATTTGATAGTATGAATGAGACTGTAGAGGGCAGCATTGCAATAATGAGACAATTTGGTATTAGTGCTGGTGGTCTTGAAGGAGCATTAGGATCTATAAATACCGTTGCTGCTAAGTTTGCTGTTGAAGCTAGAGACATAATTACTGCTGTTCAGCGTACCGGTGGTGTGTTTGCTACGGCCAGTAAAGGAGTTACTGAAGGTACAGATGCTCTTAATGAATTTGTTGCTGTTTTTACAAGTATCAGAGCAACAACTCGTGAAAGCGCTGAAACTATTGCTACTGGTTTAAGAACAATTTTTACTAGAATTCAAAGAGGATCAACAATAGATGCCTTAAAGGAATTTGGAGTAAATCTACAAGATACTGAAGGAAAATTTGTTGGAGCCTATAAGGCCGTGGAACTATTAAGTAAAGGACTAAGTAGTCTCGATCCTAGAGATGCTAAGTTCTCAAAAATTGTAGAAGAGCTTGGCGGCTTCAGACAGATAGGTAAGGTTATTCCTCTTATTCAACAGTTTTCCGTTGCTCAAAATGCTTTAAAGGTCGCACAACAAGGACAAGGATCATTAGCAAAAGACGCAGCAACCGCACAACTGTCTTTAGCAAATCAAATTCAAAAAGTTAGACAAGAATTCTTGGCGCTATTTAGAGAGATGGGACAAAGCCAAGGGTTTCAGGTTATGGTCAAAGCAACCTTATCATTAGCCAGTGGTCTTATTAAGGTTGTTAATGCTAGTAAGGGACTGCTTCCTCTTTTGGGCGTAATGTTAGCATTTAAGGGAGCTAGTGCCATAACTCAATTTGCTAGCGGTTTTGGCCAAGGACTAAAACCAGGAGCGGGCAAAAAAGACAGAGAAAAACCATTGTTCTCTCAAGGTGGTCCCGTAAGAGCCTTTGCTACCGGTGGCGTTGTACCAGGAAGCGGAGACGGAGACACTGTTCCCGCAATGTTAACTCCTGGAGAATTTGTTATTAAAAAGCAAGCTGTTAAAGCTATTGGAGCTAATAAATTACATAGTATAAATAGATATGCTACTGGTGGTAAAGTTAAAGATTTAGTTAATGATCCTAATGGTAAAAAATCTCTTAAAAAAGTCTATGATATAAATCAAGATTTTGATAGTTATGAAGATCCTACAATAGATAGAGTAGACTTGGACAAAACATATGATCAGTATACACAACAATCTAAACAGATTTGGTTAGAAGCTAATAAAAAATACAAACAAGATTTAGCCGAAGGATACAAGCCCCAAAAAGGAGATATCCCCAAATTAGCAAATGCATATATAAAAAGAGAAACTGGTGGACTAGCTCAGAATCTTGGATTCAAAGAACTAAGAGAGCCTCAGACAGCTAAAAAATTAAATAAAATTCGTGGAGCTTTAGCTGAAAATGAAGTTAAGAAAAGATATAAATTAGGAAATCCTCTCGCTTTACAAGATGGGGCTGATTTTTATGATGCTAAAAATGAAAGATTCGTAGAAATCAAAAACCAGAAAAAACAATTAAAAGATTCTACTCTGATATCAAAAACATTACTAGCATTCGCTGCGAGAAAAGGTAACAAGTTAAATAATCAACCAGATCATGTTCCTAGTTTAAAAATTCTTGCTGTTGAAGCTCCAAGTCCAGATAAATACGATGAATTTGAAGAAAAAAAACTTGGTGGAGTAATTAATAAAAGAGCTGTGCGAGCTGTTGAATCTAAAACTTTTAAGAACATGAATCAATATGCTGGAGGTGGAGCAGTAGTAGTTAGAGATAGAGCAAACACAGATGACACCACAAAGCTAGATGAAGGTCTAGGCCAAATGGTGAATCAAGCATCTAGACAGTTTGGTAAAAAGGGAGCTCCTAAATTTATAAATGCCAAAGACATGCCAGGGTATCAAGCTATCAAAGGACATGTATTTGAAGAAGGATTGCGAATAGCTGGAGCATCGGCAGCAGATAGTGCTGCTAATGCAGATTTTGATTATAATCCATGGTCTGGTAATAAGTCTTTTAGTAAACTTCCAGTATCAAAAACACCAATTGTAGACGCAAAAGCATCTCTAGGTTCGGCCAGTAAAGCAGAGTTTATTAAAAAAATTAGTAATTTTAGACAGAAGAATCCAAACGATAATACCACAAATTTCGGCGCGGCAATATTTGAAAATGAAAATGAAAAAGGAGGAGATCCAGAAGATATAAAGATTTCTGCAAAAGAAATAGCAGCATACGGCCAAAGTAAAAATAGTGGTGGTTTGATCCAAAGATTTATTGATGGTGGCTGGGTTAAAAGAATGCAGCAGCAGTCACCAAAAGACCTTAACAAGGAACTGGATTTACTCGATTCTACATTAGACTTATTTGGTTTTCAAAGAAAGGTTCCAATTAGCACATTTAGTAAATCGGCACCTTTTATGGAAGATGCGGGAATCAAAGAAGTTAGAGAAAGAATATCTGCCATCAAAGAGTTTCTAGCTAGTAAAGAACCACAAAAAAAGAAAAAGACTGAGAAAGAAATAACTTTACCCAAAGCTCCATCTGGCATTTCTGATTATCTTAGGTCTTTAATTGAAAAAAATAAAATATATGATATAACAAACCAGTATGATGGTATTGTTAATCAAGCACTAAATGCAGCATATAAGGGAAATTTGGGACCAGGAAATAAACAACAGAATATGGATAAGGTTGGACCAAAAAGTATGGTTCGTTTCGCTCCGGACAGAGAATATATTGATGTATCTTTGGGTTCACTAGAAAAAGACATTCAATATATTGATAAAGTTAAAAAACTAAAGGGAGAAGATTCCGAAAGACTAGCTGCTAACAAAGGCTATACCGTTAGCGATATGTTAGATACCGTTAGGGCATATCAGGCGATAGGTTTAGATGCAGCTATTAATACTGCTCTTGGCAGGAAAGATGACTTGAGTCAGTCATTAGCCGATACGTCAGATTTGAATAAAACAGAGAGGAAAAAGCTTGGTCCAGCAGTAGATCAGCCACTATCTTATTTTGTTGGATCATTAGATGCCGCCATGCAATTTTCATTACCAGAAAAATTATATAGTGGTATAGGAGCTAGTAAACAAAAACTATTTATAGAATCAGCTGGCGTAAAAATTAATAAACTAGAAGATACCAAAAAACTAGTTGGAAAAACTGTTAGCATACCTTCTTTCTTATCTACTTCAGAAGTACTAGATACAGCAGAAAGCTTTGTAAGAACAGGCATGATGACCATAGAAACAAATAAAAAAGCCAAAGGATTAAATCCAGAGAGAGCCAAGACAGATACGATTAACAGAGATAAATCAAAAATAAGAAAAATGGACCAGAGGCTCATTAGCGATTCTTTTGTCAAAGGCAAAGCCGATGAAAGTTTTGCTGACGATTATGATATCGAATCAGAATATATTCTACCAAGAAATTCTAAATTTAAAGTAAAAAACATAGAAGCTAAGGACAACAGTGAAGAAGGCGGAAATATTCTTGAATCGCTCAATATGGATTGGGCTGTAAAAATGTTAAATCGTGGAGGGAAAGTACAAAAATTTGTAGACGGTGGAGTAGCTCAACGAAAAGTTGGATATATTGATTATGATGTTATAGCTAATGAAACTAATAAAGATATTGTAGAAAAAGGCATGGAAGCAACTGGGCAAAAGGGTCCTAGACTATATACAGATTACCTAACGCAGCTTGCTGTTAGAGCACGAAAAGATAATAGTTTACAAAAACTAAGAGCAATATACGGAGTAGCTGGTAGTGGTAAAACAACACTAGCACGAGGTCAAGGAACAGACAATGCTACATTGCGCAAAACCGACAGATTTCCAGTACTATCTCCAGAAGATATTCAAAAAGCTACCGAAATATTAATACTAACTAGTAGCGTAAGTCAAACTAAAATGGATGATTTTTTTAGTGATGTTGATAGAGCATATACATTAAGTTCGACTACTGACGCAGAAAGACAGGGAGTAAGGAGTAGAAAAGAATCAAGAGACATTACAGGTATTGGTTTAGAGAATCGCAAACCCGGAACTACTATGGGAGTTTCAACAGATAGTGCTGTTGGCGAAGCATTATTATCAGATAAGCTAGGATCAAAATCTACAGTATTAGGACGAAGTGATTCTGGCAGACTAAGAAGAAAGAGAGGAAATGAATTAGTAGACATTATCAAGAAGAGAATTGGTTTCACATGGGGTGGTTTTTCTCCCATGACAGCCGGTCATGAAAGCATCATGGAAGCAGCATCGGCTATGGGTATTCCTCCAGAAGATTTTATATATTTGGTTGGAGCAAATGAAGGAATTACTGATGATAAGGCATCAAGTTTCCGTACTGCAATTTTTGATCAGGATGCGAGAGTATTATTAGCTAAAGCTGGGGCTGGAGCAAAAGGAGCGACAGTATTACCAAAACCAAGAGACTTTGAAGTTCCACAAGCTTTTGATATTTCGCCGGAAAGTGGTCGTAGAAAAGTATTAATACCAGGAAAGGGTAGTACAGCATTTGTAGCAGATAAAACAGCAAAAGATTTAGAAAAATATACATCTGCAGGATATAGCACAGTCAATTTGGAAAGATATGGCGGGATCAGCGGTACCATGGTTAGAGATTTAATAGCAGAAGGAAATCTTGGAGAATTACAGAAAATATTAAGCCCAGGAGTATATGATTTAATTTCTAATAATATTGGTAGGATCCAAAATAGAGCTAAAATTCTTCCAACAATAGTAGCAGATGTACAAAAAAGTCAGACTGTTAAACTCAAAGATGTAGAATCTGAAATTAAAGCAATTGGTATCAGTAGAATAGACCAAAAGAAAATGGACGATCCAGAATATGCAGCAAAAGCAGAAATATTATTGGATCTTAGAGAAAAGAAAAAGAAGATCCAAACTGCCGGATCTTTTGAACCATACAAATTATTAGATGCTTTAGCCCAAAAAGACCCTCAAAACTACGCCCTAGATTTCTCTTCACCAACAACTATGGCTAATGTTCCAGATATGAGAGTTATGGGACAAGGCCCACAAGCTCCTGAAGCTCCTATGCCAGTTGGTAGAGTTGCTCAATTAGCTCAAGAAAAAAATAAAAGTATTCAAGATGTTATACTAGAACAACTAGGAGGTTTGGGTGGTCCTGCTGGGGTTAAGAAAATACTTGGTATCGGTAGTGGAGATAGAACACTAAGCTCATTATTGCAAGCAGGAAATATTAAAGGTGGCAAAGGCTTAGAACAAGCAGCAGACTATGTTAATAGAGCATTAGCGGCTAGGGGAATAAGAGATGCTGCCGAAGCTAAAAGATTAGAAGAATATCAAGCTAAGGCTCTTCATTTTGGTATTGCCGGATTATTACCAATGGATTACTCAAAAGAATTTGAGTGGGATATTGGTGGTACTAGTGTTTACGCTACTGCTAGAGGTTTTGGTAGCGCATATTTGGAAGAAGCAAGACAAATGCAGAATGAGTCTTCAGCATTAGCTCAAAGATTTGCAGAAAATATACAAAATAAAAATATCTTTGGCGGTGGTGAAAGACTAGCTTTTGATTTCGATAAAACTTTAGTTGAGGATGCAGATATTCTCGATGCTAAGGGCAACCCTGATATTAAAAAATATGCAAATAGAGATGCTGTACAGCAGGCTCTCCAGAACGCAAGACCAACCAGACTAGCAGTTAAATTAAAATCTCTAATAGAACAAGATCCTCCATTTATTAAGAAAACCAGAATACTAACAGCTAGACCACAAAGCACAGCAGACCTTCTTGCTCAATCATTACAAAGTTTTGGTCTACCATATTCTGAACAAGATATTACAGGAGTTAGTGGTGGAGCTAGCAGCAATATTGCGGTATTAAAAGCTGCTAATTTACAACAAGAAGAAAAACTTATTGATGATAATTTAGAAAATATTATGGCTGTTCGCAAAGCTGGAAAAAAAGGTTTTCAGTACATAGAACCCAAGCCTACAACATCAGAATTAGATGAGAAAATGGGCCAGGGTAATATTGAGGGCGCCGTAGTAGAAAAAGCTTTGGCTGTATTAGGTGCTCCTGTAAGACCAAATGCTAAACAGAATAGAGCTATAGACTATCCTGATGGCTTAGGCAGTGCTGCCCAATTCTTTCCTGGTATTGATCCTGGTATTCCAACGGAAGTTAAAAGAACAATTGATGGTAGTAGTTTAGAAAAAGTTAGAGAAGAAATTGGAAGATATATAACAGGGGGAGCCGAAGCTGTTAAACTAGCTAGGGGAGGAGCTGTTCAAAGCTTTATGGCTGGTGGTAGGGCAGCTCCTCAGTCTCCGCCTAGAAAGTTTGCTGATGGCGGGTTAGTTCCAGGAATAGGTAATCAAGATACTGTTCCAGCAACTCTTAATGTTGGTGACTTTGTTATTAGAAAAAAAGCAGTAGAAACGATTGGGGTTTCTAAATTAGCAGGAATGTCAAGATATGCTAGTGGAGGTTCTGTAGATAAGGTTCCTGCTTTATTAACTCCTGGAGAGTTTGTTTTTAATAGACAGTCTGCACAGAAAATAGGATATAATAAATTACATCAATTAAATCATGCTGATAAAATAGCGGGATATAATAATGGAGGAATGGTAGGAGGAGTTCAAGGATATGCTTCTGGAGGCGCTGTTACCATCAATAGCGCAATAGAAGATCTCATAACTTACCTTGCAAAAGGTATGAAGGCTACATCAGAAGCTAATCCTCCAAAACTAGTAGCTAGACCAGATATTGTTGGTCGAGCAACTTTACAAGTTTCTGATAAAACAGTAGAGGTCATTAAAGCAATTAGTAAAGAACTTAACGATCTTGGTGTTAGTGTAAGTCATGTTGCAGAATTAATGAAGATTGGTGGGGATATCAGCTATAAAGCCATGGAAAAGGCTATTAAAAAAGATATTGAAAGAATGACAATCGCTGGTGCCTCTATCGAACAGCTTAGTAAAGCAGAAAGTACATTAGCAGTAGTTAGAACAGAAAGAATAGAAAATCTCAAGAAAACTCAAACATTAGAAGATAGTTTTAGAAATTCTAGTATTGGTCAAAAATTTGGTTCGGGAGGAGCACAACAACAGATAATATCAGAATCTGACAGATTAGAAAAACTGATTGAAAATAAAAAGATAAAAGATATATCAAAAACATTAAATACTGGTCCTGGTGGTATGCTAGGAGCATCTTCGGAGGATATTAGAAAGAAAGCTACAGAGCTAGCGTCATCTCCGGAAGAGAAGGCTAAAACTAAACAATCGGCATATATTACGGCCGCAGCAAAAGTAACAGGAGTTAAAGTGTCTGATTTTAAATCTGCTGAGTTATCAGGAGCAGATATTCAGAAATATATTGCTGAATCCATGAGAGATCGAAAAACTTTGGCAGATATGGACAAACAACTTATTGCTTTAAGAATGGAGGAATATAAGAACGTCAGTACTGTTAGAGGAATTTCTGTAAATTCAGCAAAAGAAGCAAGAGCACTAGCCGATGAAGAAGTGTCACAAAGAAGAGGAATTATTGATGACTTAGCTAGCGCCCAAGGAGAAGAGGGTGTCGGACCATCAGGAATCTGGGATTTGGCGAATAGCGTGATTGTTAAAAAACTACAAGGACTTACTCCGAGCGATTATATTAATGGAGGAGCAACTATTGCTGGTTTTATGAGTGGCAATGGAAATGCTATTGCTCAAAATTTCTATGATACCAGCGATCAAGGAAGAATAGGAGCAGCTAGAACAGGAGCCGCTATTTCTAGCGCCGGAACAATTGCTAGCACAGGCTTAGGAATAGCTGCTCAAAGTTTGGCTCTTGGTCCTATTGGTCCTGTTGTTGCTGGTATTGTGGCTGCTGGAACTGGTATTCTTGCTTTAACCGATAGTATTTATGATTTTACCGGATCACAAGAAGCTGCTGTTAAAGAAGTAGAGAAGTCTCTTAGAGCAACTGAAATTAATGCAGCAACCGCTAGTTTAGATGATGCTTTTAAGAAATTTGAAAATGATATGAGTAATATTGATCTTCAAGAAGCTCTTAATAATGCATTATCTAATTCTGTAATGGCTCAGGCCAAAGATACTAGTGCTAATATTGATCAAGCAAAAGAAGACTATGCTTATCAAAATAGAAGTTGGGGAGACCTATTAAACTTTGATTTAGGTGGCAGCGCTCAGATGGATGCTGTTGAATTAAAAGAAGTTAATAGGGTAGAAGCAGAACGTTTTGCTCCTTTGGCAGATAAGGCGTATAAACAAATTCAAAACGAAATTAATGGCAATGCTTCTATAGAACAAATTATGAGCAATGACAAATTGCGTGGCGCTAGAGCAGCTATTGCGATGAGTACACCTGAGGGTATTTCAGAATATACGGCACAAAAAGCAGCAGAAGAGAAAGCCACCGGAAAACCAATTACTGAAGACGCACGCCAAGCAATAATTGATGAAATAGCTGCTCGAAAAATTTCTACTAATGAATTTATCATATCATCAATCAAGGCTAAAGAAGTTGCTGATGCATTAGAGATGGCAAATTTGGCAGGACGAAAATTGGCACAAAGTTTTCAGAGACTATATGACAGTATTGATCAGGCTATTAATAAAAATAATTTTAATATTCAACAGAGAAAGACAAGTACTGATTATTCTACTGGTGCCCTATCGGGAAATGCAGTTACTCCAGAACTTAATTCAAAAAATATTAATATACTAGATAATCCAAAAGCATATTCTACAAAAGAATTTAATAGTGCTATTAATGTTGCTTCTCAGTCATTACCAGCAGAAGACGCAGCAATGATAAAAGGTGCTGCTACATTACAAAGAAATTTAGCACCAGCCATAGAAGCAGAACTTAGAAAAACTTTGAGAACAGACGCTGGACTAACAGCAGAAGACGCAGCAAAACAAGCAAAAGAAATAGGAACAGCACAGGTTAAAGCCAAAGGTCTCCCTGTAGAAATGGAAGAAGCTATAATTAATCAACTTAATGCTTCTATAGATGCTAAAGTACAAGACGATAAGGTACAAAATGAATTCAAAAACAGCCCTCAAGCTGCCACAGACAAATTTATTGAGAGTATTAGAGAAGCATCAGATACTATTATCGAAAATGCTGGTAAGGGAGGTATTGATACACTTAAGAAGTTGCTATCTTCTAGACAAGATATTTTTAATGATTTTGGGAAGAATTTAGCCAAATCCTCCGCTTTCCTTAAGCAGCATGCAGAATCTCTTGTTAAAGCTAAAAATATTATTGGTGATGCTAAGATGAATCTTAGAGAAGCATTAACTGGTGTTGGTGAGACTTTTGCTGAAGCTAAAGCCCGTTTTGATTCGGAAATATCTGATCTTACTGGGGGAATAACTGATCCTAAAGCGATCCGCGCAAATATACAAAATCTAGAGAAAAAAGGGGCAGCTCTTGTAGAACAAAGAAAGAATACTGATGATGAAGCTGCTATTGCAAAATTTACCACAGAAATTAATAAAACTAATGATGCTATTAACAATAATAGAGAAGGACTAGAAAGATTAGCTAATAGTTCTGAATTGGCAGCAAAAGCACTAGGTGAAGTTACTAAGATTAGAGATCTACAAAAAAATAGATCCGAAGTAGTTAACAAATTATTAACACAAACTCCAGAAGAAGCCCAAAAGCTCAATGACACGTTTGTTAGACTGCAGAATAATTTAAGTGGAGGATTAAATACAGGAGCTAATTCTAGAGCGGCCAGAGAAGCTTTTAGTCAGGCTTTGCGAAGTGGAAGTTCATTACAAGGAGCATATCGAGCAGGAAATAGTGTTCTTGCACAACAGAGGCAAGAAACATTAGCAATGTTCCAAGATCCCAATATTAGGGGTGCTCAAAAACTAGAGATGAAAAATCAGGCTATTCGACAAAACAAAACCTTATCAGACGAGCAGATAGAGGATATATTAAATCAGCAAGAAGCCCAGCTAAAAACACAAATGGCCATAGAAACAGGACAAATCAATAATCCTATGGTTAGGGCAGATATTGAAGCAACCAAAAATAGAAAATTTGATCCAGCCGCTGCACAAGCTGCTGACGAATATAATAAAATCACTAACAGACAGGCTAATGCTAATACTGAAATTGGAGGACTAGCATTAGTACAAAGTAGGCTAGTTAAATCTAACGATGAACTGAAAATAGCACTAGAGGGATTGACGTTAGAGATTCAAAATGCCAGAGGATTTGATGCCAAGGTAGAGGGCGGGAAAATGGGCGCTGCCGCTGCCGTAGCTGCCGGAAAAGGAGCTACTGTTGGAGCATCTCCTGCCGGAGGAAATGGTCCAAGGACCGTATACGCTAGCACGGGAGCTTTAATTAATTTTGAGCCAAAAGGAACAGATACTGTTCCTGCAATGTTGACTCCTGGCGAATTTGTTATTAATGCTAGATCAACAGCTGAACATCTTCCATTATTACAGGCTATTAATAATAGCAGGGGTGGGAGTATTGATGGATTTTCTAATGGTGGAATAGTTTATGCCCAAAAAGGGATACTGGTGCCAACGAAGAGAGAAACATCCCTTTCTGCTGATTATACCAGACTGTCTCGGGTTCAGCAGGGCAATATTACCGTGCGAGGAGATGAGTTAACAAGAGGATCATATCGCGCTACCCTCGACCCTAGCGTTGTTATTCATCGAGCCATCAGTCCTGTTGGCGCTCCGGGGTATGATGGCAGTTCGTCTTCTGATGCTGTGCGCAATCCGGGCACTCCGTCGAGAACACAGGCGAAGGAACAAGCAAAAGCGAAGGACGCTGGTTACAATGCTATGGCTGAACGAATTCGTGCGGCACGTTCAACCGGCATAGGAGATGCTCCTAAAGTGTCATCGCTCGCACAACAAATGATGTATCTCCCAAACGGCAAGGTTAGACCTGTCCCAAGCAGAGAGATGCTTGACAAGTGGTCAGACATCGACGCACAGGCTGGCAGGAAGCGGCAGGACGGTGGTCATATTGCCGTACCGCCAGCTACACAGCCAGCGCCAGCCAAAGATGCTGCTCAAACTCGACAAGCAGCACCCAACTCAAACAAAACTATGCAAAAGCCCATTCAGTGGGGTGGGTTTGGTTTCGGTTCTACACCGACGCCTGCTCCTGTCGGCGGTGAGTCACAGGTAGACAAGGCTATTAAACTGTTGCGGGCATTGAATCTGGGTGGAGACGCAAGTAAAAAAGAGTCTCAGGCTACAGACGAAGGTCAAAGAGAGCCAAAAACTAAGACCTCAGGATCAAAAGTAAAAAAATCTGAACAAACCTTCTTTGGTGGCACTCCATCGCAGATGGCTTCTCCTAAATTTTCATTACCTTGGTTGTCTGCTGGTTCTAATTTTCCAAAACCGCGTAATATGGCTGAAATACAAATGTACAAAGAAGGCTTGTCTCGTGGTATGACAATCCAACAGGTAAGAGACGAAAGAATACAAGCTTATAGATCAAGATTTCCATCAAGGAAAAATAATAGACAAACACAGAACTCTCAGGCTCCTTTTGGTAATCTTAGTATATTTGGTTTTTCTGGTCTCTCCACCCTAAGTGGAGGAGAAGCAACATCAAAACCCAGCTATGACACTACTAGAACCAATAGTCCTCTTCTTCGTCCTCCAAAAGAACAAGCTAAAGTAATAAAAGAAGAAGCTAAACAGGCTCAAGAGCCATTAGCAGCAGCGCCCTCATTACCAGTAGCAGCAGCGCCCTCATTACCAGTAGCAGCAGCGCCCTCATTACCAGTAGCAGCAGCGCCCTCATTACCAGTAGCAGCAGCGCCCTCATTACCAGTAGCAGCTGGTTTAGACAGAGAAAAACAAAGAAATTTAGATCTAGCATATGAAAATATGGCCGAAAGAAGTAGGGCAAAGATTTTAGAGACCATAGGCCAAGAAGGAGCTTGGGATGTTAATGCTTATGATACTGCCTACCGCAGATTAATGAGATCTGGAACACCAACAAAAGAAAGATGGACGACAGAACAATTTAGACAAGCGGTTGAAAAAGAATTATCTGGAATGTCTCCGGAATATGCTCGTAGACAATGGAAAGGAGTTACCCCATCTACCCACTATACTCAAAGTCCAGAATATAAGGCTAAACAGGAAAAAAAAGCCAAAGACAGAGAAGTTAAAGGACCATATGCTCCTGGATTACCTGGAGCAATAGACAAAGCTGCCGACCAGGTAATGACTGGAGTTGTATTACCTATTACCGAAACTGTCGCTGGAGCTGCTACTGTTCTTAGATCTGGTAGTGGACCAGAGATGGACAAAAAATTAAAAGAAAACAGAGAAGCCTTAGGTGCTGATGCTAGATTAGCTGAAGACGAAAAGAGAAAATTAATAGGAACAGATAAGAGTATTTTTGGAGGTAATGTTGGAGACAAGGTCTATTCTAAATTTTTACAGTTGCCTATTGGACAACAACAAGAATACCTAGATCTGAGAAAACGCGCTCAAACTAAAAAAGGACTTAGACAATCTGAAGCAGCTGATCTTAAAGAATATACTAGATTAGACTATTTTCAAAAAACTTTGGAAGTTCCATATCAGCAAAGAGAAAGAATTCCAACAGGTTATGAGTCTGACGTTAAAGACCCTGCGGCAAGCAAAAAATCATCCGATAAAATGACAGATATGAGAGATCTTCGTGCTGCTACTCCTTTATTAGGTAGTCGTAAGTATGTGGAAGGATTGCCAGCAGCTTTTGAAGAAGGAGCAACACTAGGAACAGTTTTGACTAAAGAATCTAGTGCTTATGGAGACAGAGCAACAGAAACAGTTGGTGGAACAGGACAAGTTGTTACCGGAACAGCCAAAGTAGGCTTTGGTTTAAGTGCGGCTGCATTAGCAGATAGAGTTGGTATGACCGGACTAGCATCTCCTAAGATAGTAAAAGCCTTGAAGGATTCTTTTCTCGAAACAGCCAGATTAGGAGGTACTCAGGTTCAGTTAGGGGCATCAAAATATGGCAAAAATGCAGGTGTAGATTCAGCTTTAGCTATGGTTTATGGAGAAAGCTCTCCTCAAGCAACTTTTTATGCTGATCAACAAAAAGTTCAACAAAAACAATTTGATACTACTTTCCAAAAACAAAAAGCACAAGCCGAAGCTTTAGCTCCTGGATTCGGAACAAGCTACGAACGAGCAGAGAACTTATCTCAAGCAGCATATGGCGCAGCGACCACAGCGGCCATGCAACAGGTTGCTGTTGGGGCATTTACAAAACCTTCTATGTCTCCAGCAAAAACATTCACTCCAGCAGAAAATGCGGCTCGCTCCGGAACCAATCAAAAATTAAATGATGTATTTACTGGAAAAAAACAGATAGTTCGCCCGTCGATAGATATAGAGCCAGAATTTAATAAGTTTTTAAAACGCCCAATTGTTGGAGAGCTCCCACCTCCACAAGATATGGCACTAGATAGATTTTTAAAGCGCCCAATTATTGGAGAGCGTCCCTCTATTTCAAGTCCAGAACTAGATCAATTTTTGGGACGTACTGCACAAACACCAGTAAATCCACAACTTCAAAACATACGATGGGCCATGCCGCGCAAGCCGGGATCGGCGGTATGGAACCAGCCATCCAAACCATCATCATGGAATGGAGCTTCGCAGCCGTCACCAGGTCCTGTTACGAAACAATTGGAAAGGCTCCCACGAGTTCGGGCTGTCAAGAACTATACGAATAAGTATGGAAACCCATCTGAAGATTCTGATTTAGTTATACGAAAACAATTAGACATATCACGACGTCAGAATGTCAGAAGGTTTATGAATGGGGAAAATGATGTTGGAGCTCCTATTGATTCAACTCCTAGCGTTTCTTCAACAGGCACTACATTCCCTTCTGCTTCTCCAGCAGTATTCCCAAGGCCACAGATAGCAACACCTAGTGAGCCATTGTTTCCAACCCTTACAAAATGGGGTCGATCACTTAAAAGTTTAGCTGGTGGTATATGGAATATATCGACACCAGGGAATATTTTCTATACGGGTGGTAGCAGTGCTTCCCTTAGATATTTATTATCTGGAGGAGGTGAGCAGCAGGATAAACCACAGACAAAGAAAGTAAAGAGACCACAAAGAAAAGCAAATGTAGGTATGATATCTACTGGATATACTGCTGAAGGAAAACTAGTCCCTTTATCCTTTGGTCCTACAGCTAAATATTCCACAGGAGGGATAGTATATGCAAATAACGGAGCACTAATAGAGACCCGTTCACAAGGAACAGACACCGTTCCCGCCATGTTAACTCCTGGTGAATTCGTTGTGAACAGAGCATCCGCACAAGAACATATGCCATTACTACAAGCTATTAATAATAGAAATTATGAAAGCGGCGGGTTAGTAAAGTATATGGCTCAGGGAGGTGTTGTTACTCCTCAATATAAGGATGTAGGAGGAGCTATCGGCAGCTTAGCATCCTCAAGTATTTTGGGTGCTGGACTAGACATGGGAGCGATTAGCGAACTAGCAAAAGAATTACCAAGACTCAAACAAGCATTTGGGTCATTTGAGAAATTATCAGAATTTACACAAAGTTTTGATAAACTTACACAAAATATGGGTACTAATTTAACCGGATTTGCGGAAACAGTAGCCAATATGCCAAGACAGATGGAGCACTCTCTAAAAGCTATTGTTAATGGCACTATTAATAGCAATATTCCTGGTGCTACCACTCAAATAGTTAATAGTAGACATGAGGCTCAAATAGTTTATGACCAAAATAATCAAAGACTAGACAGAGCCAGCGAAGGGGCTTTTTCACGATCAGATCCAGCAATCATGAGAGGAACAAGTGGTGCCGGAGGCACTCGTTCTAATGCATAAAGGTAAGATTTAATTTATTCACAGTGGGTGTATAATACATTATAACAAGGGTAAAAAATGACCAATTCTCTTACAAAAATATTTGATACTATAGGATTTTCTTTTAGGACTAAAAATAACTTTTTTATTCCAGCTGAGCCTATAAAAGGATATAACACTTTAAATAGTTCCCATCTGGGATACTATATCCCTTATTTAGTAAGAAATTATTCTGCTAATGGATCACTACAATACGAAGTTGGCGTAGGGTATATTACATTAGATGGTACTGATATTGTGGTTGATAGATATAAAGTAGTCAAATCTTCAAGTAATGACCAAAAAGTTGACTTTGCTCCATCTGGTAAATCTGAGTTCTATGTATTTGCTAATGAAAGTAATTTTAATACTGGATTTAATAATGTTATAGTTAAAAATTCTTCTTTTACGGTCGATGCTATTCAGGCCATTTACCTATTGGATGCATCAAAATCTTCTATTGATATTGTTCTACCACCAAATGATAAATCAGATAATTTAGTTTTAGAATTTAAGTTAATTGCTGGAGAAAATCCAGTTATTATCAGAGACCCTCACGGGTCCATAATACATTCATTAAGCTATAGTGGTGATAGATATACTAAATTAGCCTATAACAACTCTTGGTATCATATTAAAGAGGACAAGCAAAGTTCCTTCTCTACAGAATCATTTGATGAGAATACTTTTTCATCACAGGCTAATGCTACCGGAGATATTTATTCTTTCCAATATAATTCAGACGGTACTAATCTAGCCGGATCAAAAATGTATTGGAGTTCTGGGAATACGAATAAGCTACTATTAGGCTCTAGTTCGGAATCACTTGCCCATACTATTATTCCAACATCTGGTTCTGGTAATGTAATTTTTAATAATGACAGAACTAGTAGCGATTTTATTGTTCGTGGTAGCGGGAATAAAAACTTATGGTTCACCTATGACGGCAGAATTGGTCTTAATATGCCTTCTGGTACCAGTCCCCAAACAATATTTCATATAGTAAACGATATTTGTCATGAAGGATTTAGAATAGAAAATAGAAGCGCATGTCATGCTGCTAATATCACCTTATATCATAAACCTAGTGGTAATATATCTAATAATAGCATTGTTGGAGAGCTTACTCTAGCAGGAAAAAATAATGCTAGTGGAAATAAAATAGATTATGTGAGAATTCTGTCTAGAGCAAAAGATCCTTCGGCTACTCCACAAGGAAGATTTGAATTGGTTGTAGAGTCTGCTGGTAACGGAATATCCACTCTCGTTAGTGATCCTAGCGCTACTGTAGTAGGTTATTCTAATAATAGTTTAGTTGTTAGTGGTAATACTAGTAGTAAATTAGGTTTTACTAATACTAATCTTAATCTAACTAACGCTACTGCTACACTAAAAGGCTCTACTATCAAGTTGGAGTCACAAAATATTGTTTTTGGCAGTGGTAATGTTGGGACAGTCACTCTTCCGTCTTTAGTAGCCTCAAATATTCAAACAAATAATATTTATTTACCATCTATAGGTCCTAATACTGTCTTATCGACAGACTCAAACGGGAACGTATCCGCGGCATCTGCTACGGTAAGATTTCCATCTATTCCAGCTGACAGAATACTAACTACGGATGTTGGAGGTTCAGTTACTGGGGTATATCGTACTGACTCGTTCTTCTATACTGATAGAGATATCACCTGGAATAAATATGCACAAAGAACGGCTAGTATATGCTTGAGACAAGTCATTTTAGATGCTGCTTGCCCAATAGAAGAATTTTCTGTTAATGATCAGATTGCGATAATTACAAATACACAAATATTTTATAGACAAATAACGTCACTAGATATTAGTGGTAATAATATTGTTGGTATGTTAGTCAATCAAAATTTGACAGCTAATACTGTGTCTAATGTTAGAATTATATCCATTACTAAAGGGGCATATCTAAACTTAGAGATGTACACAGAAAAGGGAACAGCAGCTGATGCAACATCTATTGTTCTTAGTTTAAGGCCCAATAAGAGCACAGTATTTAACGCTCAGCATAAAGATATTGATTTTCTTGTTTATGGTCTGGATAATAGTCCCACCCTATCTATTAAAGCCAATAATGGAAGATCCTCTGCTCAATCTGGTGAATACTCTGTGTATGCCACACATCAAATGGGTAATCTATTCCCGGTTCCTGTTACTACACTAGGAGAGGGAGCAAATAATACTAATAATAGTGCTAATTATAATAGAACAGCCTCTGGTTTATTTAGCGGTATGGTTACGTCTGTTGGTACTAATGGATTACCAAGTTATTACGGAACATATGATCAAAACGGTAACGTAGCAGAATGGGTGGAGGACCCAAGCACAGTTTCTACCTCGTCTTCTCAGTTTGCTGTTGGAGGATCATGGCTATCATCATCTGTTAATGCATTACGTAGTATCATACCGTATTCTGTTTCTAGTGGATATCAAGATGTTGGTTTTAGAGTTTCTAGCTCTTACGGCCTTGTAGACAGCTCCTATATTAGTAATGATCTTGGTTTTCGTTTTGTTTCTATAGGTAATCTCAATAATAATGCTGATTTAAGTACCATATATACTAATAGTAGTAGTGGTACCCCAGTACCTTCTAGTATTAACAATTTGGGTGTGGTCAACAAGAATTATCGTATAGGAATTACAGAAACCACCAACTCCCAATATGTTAAATTCTTAAATTCTGTAGCTTCTACCGACCCTTTTGGACTCTATGATTCTAATATGTCTGGCTCTTTAATCGGAGGCATTAGCAGATCAGGTATAGAGGGCTCATATAGCTATTATACCAAAACAAATATGGAAGCTAAGCCTGTAGTGTTTGTTGATTATTTATCTGCTATTAGATTCACAAACTGGCTACATAACGGTACCCCAACAGGCACTGGACTTAGTGATTTTGTTACCGAAGATGGAGCATATAGTCTATTTAGTTTAGGAAATAATACTTATCAGATCACCAAGAGTCCCTATCAAAAATATTCGTTACCCAGTCTGAATCAGTGGCATAAAGCAGCTTATTTCGTTCCAGGAGAATCACTTGCTAGTAGCGGCACCTCTAGTGTATTAATTAGAAGAGATACTCCATATATAATAAACACAGGAGTTAGCGCTAGCGGTACTTCATATATTAATTATGCTAGTTTAAGCGTTAGTGGATGGATATTTGCAGATAAATTAAAACTTGGAGATGGATCATTTAGTAGTAATATTGGTGACGATAATAGCAGTCTATCATTATTAAATGGAACTCTTATATTACAATCTGGAGCTCAGTCTCAAAAAGCTCTTATTGGAAATCAAAATAATGTAATTATCAATAATTCTGGTCCAGAATGGAATGGCACATACGGAAATGTAATATCTAATACTGGAATAGTACTATCTGCGAATGGAGATATGTCTCTTGTCTCAACTGGTGCGGTGAAAATATATTCCCCACAAAGCATTAGGATGAGTGGCCTTATTCTTGATTATCTGCAATATAAGAATTTAATAAAAGTAGACGTATCTGGATCCCCCATCGCGACATATAACGGAACACTCAGTGGCTTACTATTTAAAGAAAATACCTCGACTGCTACTGCCACCGATATAATGGTAATAGCAAATGGCAAAATGACTATGCCTAGTGGGGGTATCAATAAGCCTTTATATCTTGATCAAAATCATGCAATCTCATCGTATTCCGGAATAGATCTGAATCAGGATGGAGTTACGGTCACCTCTTCGCTTACTGTTGACTCAATAAGAATTGGAAGCGGATTAGAATATTATAAAGGTAGTATTTTAACTCATAATGGAGCAGATCCGGCTACATGGGAACCGGCAGAATATTTGAAAGCAGAAGGCATATTGTGGCACAGATATCCAAAACGTCCAGTAATGGTTTATCAAGATAAGTTGGTGTTCACAGATGCTTCTGCATCAACATTAGCAAGTGAATTTTCTTATAGTGATACTATTGCTGTTATCAACGCAGATACAAGAGAAACGAAGTATATTAAGGCTGCCTATGAGACAAAAAATATAATCGATGGAGATCATCCAACGACTATCCCAACTGCAATATTCAGCAACGGCACCGAGCTTAGGTACTGTCCAAAAATCACTTGGTCTAGTGATGTTTGTTCTGGAGTATCCGGTTATGCATATTCTGTTACCAAAGGAGGATATTTATCAATACAGATTGAGCAAGAACATAATCAAGATATAAAGTCGTCATTTATATGTAGTCCTGATAGCACAGGGTATTATAAACCCAGTACATTAAATACTATTAGTACCAGACCAAATCAGCCCACTGCTTTTAATCTTTTGGGTGAGAATATTGATTTTGCAATTTATGGTGCCAAAAATACTCTCTATCATAGGTATGATGATGCATTATTCGGGCTAGGGGCCGACGGTTTGCCAGTAGGATTATCTCCAGCGCTAAAAATTAATGCTAGGGTCGATAATGCCGTTTATGGAGATGCCTCTTCTGGAGTATATTTTGCAGGATATACAGACGCTGGACGAACCATGCCTTCTGGATATGTAGTAGACGAAAGAGCCAAAATATCAATTAATACCAATAATAATTATCTAATATCGTCTATTCCAAGTGGAGCAAATAGTCTTGGTCTATATGCTGATCTATCAGTAAATGGATATACATATAGTAGTGGAATAATATCAAATAATATTTATTTAAGACCACTGCCTAATATTAGTGGTACTGCTCAATATGTTATTAATGCTCCACTAACGATTAATCAATATGGACAAATTATTTCACAAGTTCCAGAAGCTGCCCCTACTATTCCTGGTAGTCCCACTTCTATTATTGGAGAAGTAGGAAATAGTGCTGTTACATTGAACTGGGTAGAGCCAACCAATAACGGCGGAAGACGTATCATTAATTATTTGATAGAATATTCTGTTAATCAAGGGGCTCTTTGGACAACATATACTAAACCAGTATCCTCATCAACAAGTCTATCTATAACTGGTTTAACTAATAATGTAGAATATTTATTTAGAGTATCTGCAATCAATAGCATAGGCACTGGAGCTCCATCATTAGTATCTAGTTCATTTACTCCGCTTAGTAACAGACCATCACAACCCCGATCTCTCTCAGTAACCAGAGCATCCTTATCTGCTATATTAAGTTGGACAATACCAATCTATGGATCTCCCACAAACTATATAGTAGAATATTCAAGCGATAACGGAAATACATGGTCAACATATCCGGATCCAGACACGATTTCTACTAGCACCACAGTTACTGTGACCGGACTATCTGATTTTAATAGATATATATTTAGAGTTAAGGCAGAGAATGCTAATGGTTATGGAGCATATGCAGAGGTGATAAGTTTAGGAACAGATCCCTATGATCCTCCAACAGATCCGGTAAACGATAATACATCATTATGGGATTTTGGTAAAATAACATTTACAGGAGTTTGTGTATGAAACTTAAGTTCAAAAGAGATGAAACAAGTAACGGTATCCCTGACTTTGCTCAGGTAGATGTTGGCGAACTAGTAATGAATAGCGTAACTGGTAAACTTTACACAAAGCTCATTGATGGTAGCTTGGTTGAATTTAGTAGTCAAAAAGTATGCTATGGTCCAATTCCATCAATCTCATATTCAGAGGTTAATAATTTTTGTTGTTTTGGAGATCTATTAACTGTTACGGTCAGTGATCTTTTACCAGAACCAAAAATTTATAGTTTTGAATTCACAGAACTAACCAATAATAACTCTACGGTAGTTGTAAATTCCCCAAGCTACAGCAACTATGTTGTTTCTGGAACACAAGGAATACCAAACGGACAATCGGTACATTTAAGACAAGCGACCATACCGATTAATCTTAGTATTAATGGCACCAATAATATTAGTATATTTAAATTAGGAGTAGTATCAAGTAATATTACAGTAACAGAAAAAACTATAGCCATATCGTGCAATACATGCTCATGAGAATACTATAGAACATAGGAAACTAATATGATTAATATTTACGAACATAGTAGTCTAGAATGTGATTGTGGAATACTGGTTAATTTTAACCCAGTATTTTCTATTGTACCCCCGATAGGGAACGGTATTGCTCCAACAGGAGCCACCCCTAATCTACCATTAGAAGATACTTATGTTCTACACTTTAGCGTTAATTCTGTGTCACCATCCGGATCCTTGGTAACATTATCTCCAGATACGTATACTATCAATAACAGTAGAATTTTCATACCTACCACTACTGTAAAAATTAACTCAAAATATAAAGTTAATACTCAAGCTTTATTAAAATTAGTTATTACTGATGTTTATAATCAAGAGCTACATACTGAATATACTGAGGTAGTTTGTTTACCTGATGTTATTATTCGTCAAGGTACATCAGGACAAAACTCCATAGATGAATCTGGACAAACTATTTCTTTAGATACTACAGATCTTGAAGTTGGAATGGATGTGACAGGTACCAATATTGATGGAACAGCTGTGGTTTCCAGAATTATTGATAGAAGAACAATTAAAATAACAGGAAAAACCAAATCACTAGCTGGTATTTATACCTATAAATTTGCCAAAGCTTCTTGTGGAACAGTTGTTGATGGTTTGCCAAGCTATATTTATTTGAACAAAGACAACAACTGGTCATATACATATAATGGTCAATTAATAGTAAAATTTGTACCAACAGATACTAATGCTAATATAAGGGTGGTTCTTCCAGCAACAAACACCAAATTACCATCAAAAAATTCATATTATCAAATTCCTAATACAAGCTTATTTAAGCTAGTTGGTTTGGCAGTCCCTGGGAATTCTTCCATATGTAGTAAAGAAATTTGTCCATCAATATTAGGACAACTTATTTATGATGGAGACAGTTATGCTAATGGAGATAGCGTTACGGTCGAATATAATGGATTCACCGTTTCTGGATCACTTAAAAGCCTACTAACCACATTATCTGAATCTCCATATGTTACTCCCACACTTACTCCTTCAGTAACTCCTTCTATTACTCCATCAATAACAATAACCCGCACCCCTACAGTTACGCCCACTGTTACTAGAACACCAACGGTAACTCCCACAGTAACGCCTAGTATAACACCGACGATCACCGTAACAAACACGATTACTCCTAGCATTACAGTTACTCCAACCATTACTATAACTCCTACAGTAAGCATTACGGCTACTCCCACAATAACGCCAACCATTAGTATTACGCCGACAATTACTGTTACTTCCACAATTTCTCCAACCCCCACAATAACCATCACTCCGTCTAGATCAGCATCTCCAGCATATTATGTTTATGCTTGGGGAGATGATACTAATGGAGAGTATGGAACCGGGAATACAACAGCTTCAACGACTCCATTACTCACAGACACTAATAGTAGTTTTGTTAAGTTTGCATGTGGAGATAATCATACGGTAGCTATTAATAGTTATGGTGAATTATATTCTTGGGGAAGTAATGCTCTTGGTCAATTAGGAGACGGAACAACCAATGACACCTTGACACCCATCAGGATAGGAACTTCTAATGATTGGGTTGATATTCAAGCTAGTATTAATTATACTTTTGCACTTAATAGTAGTGGTAAAATATATGCATGGGGAAGTTCTTATGGATCATCTCCGACACTTATGTTTGGAACATGGAAAAAGATGAGTGCTGGCGGAACAAGTATGGCTATGATATCTATGGATAATAAACTATATACATTTGATTATGGTAATGGATTAGATATTAGCGCTAATAAAATCCAGGTTGGAACTAATAGTAATTGGGTCTCTATTTCAATGGGCAATACTAGCTTAGCAGCTATCAATAGTTTGGGTCAGCTATATGTAACCTCCTCTGCCGATTACCAGTATTCATCGAGCTATGGGTGGGCTTATATTTATACTTTAATTAAATATGGATCTGATACTAATTGGTCTTCTGTTGTATGTCTTGGAGGCATACCTCCCGGAGACGGATATTCTGAGGCTAGTATAATATTTGCTCTTAAAACTACTGGCGAAATTTATTATTACGGTAGGGACTGGTATGCTGCTTATAATGGCGTTTATTATGGTTATTCTAATTTTGGTTATATTGATCCTATGACTAAAATTGGAACATCTAGTAATTGGACACAAATTTTTGGAGTTATGAATAATACCGCTAGTAATCGTGGAATATTTAGATTATATGCTATTAATAGTTCTAATCAGTTATATGGATTTGGAAATAGCAATAATTTAGGAACCGGACTGAGTGGAGGCTTTCTATCATCTCCAACGGCTATCGGAGAACCAAACTGGGCATGGATAACAATGAATCCGGGGCGCCAACATGCTCTTGGTATTGTTTCTGCTAATTTAAGCTCTACTCCTACTCCAACAGTAACACCAACTATCACCCCTACTCCAACAATTACTGTTACTTCTACTGTTACTCCAACGCTATCGTCCTGTCCTATAGACAATACTGATCCATATAGTGACAATGTTTCATTATTATTACATTTTAATGGAGCTAATAATTCAACTTCGTTTGTTGATAGTAGTAAATACTCTAGTACAAATACCATTACTAGTGCTGGAAATGCTAAAATATCCACAGACGATTATAAATTTGATAATAGTAGTTTGTATATAGATGGTGTTGGAGATTATTTGCAGATACCGGCTAATAGTTCTTTGTTTGGTTTTGGAACAGGCGATTTTACTGTTGAAGCGTGGATTAAAATTATTACTTATGGAAGTTATGATACTCAAATCCTTTCAACTGCTGGAAACTATTCGAATTTTAGTTTTTCAGTTAAAAATAATGGAGTTTTGAATTTTTGGAATGGATCAGGCTCTACTTCATTCGGAGGAGCCAACACTGTTCCATTAAACCAATGGACCCATGTTGCATTTTCAAGAGCTAGTGGTACTCTCAGAGCATATGTAAATGGCAATATGGTAGGAAGCGCATCTGTTACAACCTCATTGGTCAATACATTGCCAATTTGTATAGGTGCTACGCCAAGCTACCCAAATAGTAATACTTGTTATATCGACGAACTTAGGGTAACTAAGGGAGTTGGCAGGTATACCACTCAAAATTTCCCCTATCACTGCCCAAGTCCTGATCCTTCGCCTACTCCAACCATTACAGCAACACCAACCATTACTCAAACTATTAGCGTCACGCCTAGTATTACCCCAACCATTAGCATAACTCCAACCATTACCCCGACTATTAGCATAACCCCAACCATTACAATAACTCCCACAGTGAGCATCTCGGCTACTCCTACAATAACACCAACCATTAGCATTACTCCAACCATTAGCATAACTCCCTCCATCACCCCAACTATAACTTTAACAAAAAGCCTTACCCCCACCCCTACCGCTACTCCTGGGCCAACTCCGTTCGTATCAACATGGGATACTAGACTAACTAGTACCGGGAGTTCTAATAATTATCAAATTACCCTACCTCTTCTTTTGAATGGAACGTATAATTTTACTGTTAATTGGGGAGACGGTAGTGTTCAAAATATAACAACTTGGGATAGTCCTCTTAAAACTCACACATATTCATATACTGGAAATTATACCATAACTATTAGTGGAACTATTAAAGGATGGGAATTTCTATCTTCAGGAGATTGTAAAAAAATCAAATCTATTAGTTCTTGGGGACCGTTGGACCTTAATGTAACTGGATCATCTGGTAATTTTTCAGGATGTTCTAATCTTACTACTTTGCCAAGTAGTGCTGGTCCAGTATTACCTATTAATTGTTCTAGTCTTTTTGAAGGATGCTCTGCTCTCACCGGAGGAGTCTGGTACGCCCCATATGCTTTTGCTAATTTTGATACGTCCTCGGTAACTAATATGAGTTATATGTTTTCTGGATGTTCGTCATTAACCGACGGAAGCATGAGCTACTGGAACACTAGCTCGGTCACAAATATGACTGGCATGTTTCAGAATGCATCTTTGTTTAATAGTAATATCTCCAGTTGGAATGTTAGCAATGTAACTAATATGAGCTACATGTTTGCTGGGGCAACGTCTTTTAATCAGCCGTTATGGAGCACAACATCCAAAGTAGCTAATATGAATAGCATGTTTGCTGTTGCCTCATCATTCAATCAAAATTTAGCCTCTCTTAATATTTCAGCTATTACTAATATGAGTCGAATGTTATATTTGAGCGGAATGAGTCAAGATAATTATCATAATTTATTAATTGGTTGGGGTACGGGCTCTGGACGAACAACAAGAACTAATGTTCCTTTTGGTATTAGTCAAGAATTCCTTAGTACAAATAGTAGTGCCGTTACTGGAAGAAGTTATTTACAAGGTTTAGGATGGACCATGACCGATCATGGTAATGAAAAAACTACCATTTTAAAGCTTGAAGGAGCTAACTCCGTTGAACTAGGATATCTGTTAAGATATCTTAATGCTCCTGGTTATACCCAAAATAAAACCAATAATGTTTATCTTGATATTAATTGGGGAGATGGCAGTGGAACCAGAGTAGTTGGAAATAACTCTTCTGCTATCAATCATACATATTCTGCTTCTGGATCTTATCTTGTAAGAATAACATTCGTAAGCTCCAGCTTTGGTTCATATTTTCAGTTTGGTAACGGATCTGTTCCTAGTATTGGTATCGACTATTATGATATTTATACTGATGTTATTAGATTTGGAGCATATATGAGACTAGTAGATGTGGGGTTCTCTGATTTTAGTAATTTAGAGATTAGCGCAACTGATCAGCCATTGATGCCATTAAATAATAAACTTGATTTTATATTCTACAATACTAGTTTAGCTTTGACCTCTTCTAAAAACAATTTAAGCAATTGGAATACTAGTGGTATTATTAGTATGAATCATCTATTTGAGGCCTCTCAATTTAATGGAGATGTTCGTAATTGGAATTTTAGTTCTATTAATAATACTGGAGGTAATGGATTGAGTAACTTTGTTAGTACTCCTTTTTCGGTAGCTAATTATAGTAATTTATTAGTTGCTTTGGATGCTAATACCACAGCCTCTAATATTGTTTTAGGAGTAGGCTCGTCACAATATGTATATCAATCATCAGTAATTAATGCTAGGGCTTCACTAATAAGCAGAGGATGGACTATCTCTGATGGAGGAAGACAATAATGAAAGTTTGTAATTATACTAGTATTTTAAAGTGGTATGCTATTGAGAAAGAAGACACTATTCTGTATGGACAATTGAACTTTTGTCAAGAACTAGAGAGTTCTTCATCGATCATATTATTAGATAATGAAACTGATTTGTCGAATTATCTTAATAACTTCTATAAAGAATCTGATTGGTATGAAAAGAATAAATCTCAATTTCCAACTATGAAATATTCAGAAGAAGCTCTTTCTGAGCTAATTAATAGGGGGCCTCCTACTAAATATGGTTGGAGACTAAGCATGGATGACGACACCTCAAACAAACTCAATGTTTTACTATTAGGTTCTTCATCAAAAGACAAAAATCAACCAGATCCAACGATCAATATAACAGATTCTAGCGGAGATCTTCATAGTGTTCCATTGTTGGATTTTATTCAATTAGTTTTTGAATACCAACAAACCCGCCCACTATTTATGAATGTGATCAAACAGCTGAGAGAATTGTCATCAAATACTGCTAATCCATAATAAATTCATGCATAACTCATTAGGTGTATAATTTAATATCAAAAAGGTAACATTTATGAATATAACTAGTCAATTTTTTTTATTACATTATATCGGCCATGATGCATTAGACCTTATGCATATGCCTGCTAGTTTTGCTAATGATATTCAACTATCATCAGATTATTATAGTTTTATAAACGGAATTTCCACAATTTATGGTAGTCAAAATTCAGAAGGATCAGTTCCAGTATTTTGGACAGAATTATCTGGCTATAATAGACTACCAAGTCCTGATAGTACTCTTAGATCATTAATGCCCGATCAAAACTATTATGTTATTAGTCTCAACAATAATGTTCTGCCTTTAACTGTTCCTCCGGTCAATGGTAATCTTGAATGTATAGCTGATCCAAATAAAATAAAACCATCTCCAACAATAGTATTTCCTAATTACGATAAACTATCAGCTGATATAATACTAGATGGAAGAAATAATAATTACGCTTATTTCTCTACTACTATTACTGGTTTAATTCCAAAAGAAACCTATAAGTATGTTTTTACTGGAGTCGATTCAAATTGGCCATCATTCATCAGCCCAGTATCTGGTCTTTTAAAACCAAGTAAAACATCAGTAGATGTAGAGTCTGTTTTAACATTCTGTGCCACAAGCGGAGGATGCAACTCACAGGATGGACTGCTACCATACAGCTTAGATACTTCAGCAAACTATCAAAAGAATAATTATTTTTCAATTTTGTCTTTATCTGTTGAGCCCATATCATATACCGGAACTCAGCCCGTCTCAGAACAATTAACAGTAAGATGCAAAGACTGCTTACCACAACCTCCAAGTTTACCAGTAATAACTATGCCATTATCGTCTTCGTCAAACGGTAACGGATCAGACATAACACTAACCGGCATAAACAATAACTATTGCTATCTTAGTCCAAGAATTAGTGGATTAATCCCAGGAGAAAGCTATACATATACTGTTGATAGCTTAGCTGGTAATTGGCCTGTTGTTATTTATCCTAGTAGCGGAAGCATTAATCCTACCAAAGACTATTCTGATATAGAGATCGTAGCAGCATTTTGTGCCTCAACCGGAACCTGCCCGTCTGGAACAGATGGTTTATCGACCTATAAATTAGCATCGGATTTTAGTAGAGCATACGCCCATAATAATTATTTTACTTTGCTCAACGTTACAGTTCATCAAAATAGTTATCCATATAACACAATCAAAAGTGATCAAATTTCTATAAGATGCAGTAATTGCTTACCTAGTAATGCTGTGCTTTTAAGTTATCCAAACATTAGTTTTCCAACAGCATATCTTGAGTACGGATTGTCTTGCTGTTCCGGAAGTAAGTCTTTGGTGGTTAGTGTTGCTAACGCTGTTCCTGGAGACAAATACGCCTACTCATTTAATGCTCCAACCAATAAGATTACTTTTAGTCCTTCTAGTGGAGTAGCATATTTTGGTAGTAATGGAGCCGGTAATCTTAATACTATTATGACCACTTCATTACAAGACGGGGATCAGTATGTGATCCAATGCTCATTGAATAATACAGTTTATGATATTCCAACAAATGACTTTTTAACAATTAAGTGCGGATCAGGATGTAATATTTACATTACTTAAGGACATATATGAAATATGATATCATTTCCATCAGGATCAATATCTGGAACTATTAATGGTAGTGTCTATATAAACTGTTGTGGGTCTAATATAGATCTTAATCAACAATCTTATATTAATATTAATATGTCATCAGAAATAAAAGAACTTAAATAAATATGGTATATTCTGATCCATCCAATGATATACAGTTTTCTGCTTTGTCAGATACCGATAATCCAAGAGTAATTATATACTATAATAATAGTGGAATACATAAAATAGCTGGCCCAGTACCATTTATTAAATTTTCTGAATCTGCTAACTCATCAGAAAATGGTGAACTTTTTAGTTCAAAATTATCTATTACACTAGAAGGAAAAGTGGTTGAGACAGGAATAAAAGGTGGGGTCAGTGGGATCATGGATAGACTTTCATCTCTTAGAAATTTATTTTATGGATCCGGCTATAGTAGTAGAAAATACTACAATAATGCTCTTAAGATTACTTGTGATGGAGCCAACACTTTTGAGGTTAGTGGTTTAAAAATACTAAGCTTTAACGCTTCTCAGACTCCAGATAACTGGACATTATCAGCAGGATATTCTGTTGATCTAGAAGCTCATATTCCCAGATTAAGTGGCAACCCATATATTAAATCAGCAAGTGAAGATTGGACAATAGAGCCTTTAGAAAATAGAGCATATTATCTTAATAATAAAGACGATAAAATAGAAGTTAGTGGTCGTCCAGAATACCATAACCCTAAGCTAGGAAATAGGGCTCCTCCAGGAACCAGCGGAGAACTAATAAGAGTATCATTGGTTGATTTACCACAATATAAAATTTCGCGTACGCTAAAGGCTGTGGGTTTTAGTAGTGGGATAGGCGAAGATTCCTCATTTCCTGCTTACGAGATGGCGCTATACTGGATTAAGTCACGAATTAATCTGGCTTATTCTGGGGCTGATACTGGTTATCCTCGCATGGATTTTACTTATTTAAATGATACAAAATCGCCAAATAAATATTATCTATATAATCATCTGAGAAATACAAATTTTAGTGTTGATGCAGGGTCATATGAGGTAAATGATACATGGTTGGCTCTTCCAACAGGAATACCATTTGTAGAAGACTATACTGTGGATTGTTCTACCGATAATAAAAATATTAAAACTGTACGAGTACAAGGAACAATCAAAGGATTAACATTAGCTGACACAAATTTTGAACAGGCAAGAGAACCAAAATACTTAAATCCAACTAGTGGTACTAATAATATTTCTTTATATTCTGGAATGATAGTTGAGCCAAAAGGAATATATGGTTCTACAAATGGAATTGACACGATACAAAGGCTAAATGATTTTGATTATACATCTAGTTTGCATGATATTAATAAACATAAATATTTAAATGCTTTAAGTGGATGGTTATATGATGTTAAGCCTTATTTATATCGTAGAGCTTGTATAGTTGTTGATTCTATAGACCGAAATGAAAGCAATTATCCATACAATAAATATACTACTCCATATACAATTAGTAAGCCAAACCCAATATTTTCTCATGAAAGACTTCTAAATATTAATCCTGTAAGATATAATGAAGATCATGATCCAAGAAAAGGTTACATAAGCTATACTTGCGAATTTAGTAATAAATTTACATATTTAAGCGGAGTATTATCAGAAACCATTAGAATAAATGATAATGGACCAGCAGATGTTATTAATGAAGCATTCGTTTTGGGAAGAAGACTAGGTCCAGCACTACAAAATTTAGGATCAAGAACATCGTCTAAAAAAGATCTTACTATCGAAGTAACAGTTATGCCTCCAATGACCATAGCAGGATTCGTTTTAAATAATAAAGAATGCCCACTATATACAGGAGGAACAATATATAGTGGAATTACTGGATTAATTGGTGAATTTAAACCTTTTTCATCAACAAGATCTAATAATTTATTTGGAGGAGCATCTGTTAATACTAGCGGAACAGCATACTTATCGGCCGATTCATCTACCTGGGATCCTATACAAGGTAAATATACTCGAAATGTATCGTGGATTTATCAGCATTGTAAATTGGTCTATAATAATTTAGATAGTTAATAGGTGTATGTACTAGTATCTCAGGACCACTATATGGATAATCTATGGTATATATTGACCCAAATATAGATAATAATTTTACAATACTAAATGAGAATCCACTAGACAGGAATGTTAGAATATCATACAATGGAAAAGATATTCATGATATTACTTCTGGAAATGTTCCATTAATTAGTATTAAGGAAAACTCTAACACTACAGCTAACGGCTATTTGTATAGTTCAACTGTTGGAATAACATTAAATGGTAAAATATTAACACCATTTGCCGGAACTACCGGAATTTTAGGATGTATTAAAGCATTGAGGAATTTATTTTTGGGAACAGGCAATAATGATATGAATAACCAATATAATGGATATCTTAAAATATCTTGTGGCAATGCAATAGGAGAAAGCAACCCTGGTATATTCAACGCTACTGGAGTAAGATTAATTAATTTATCTATAGATGAAAGTGGAGATAATTGGACTCAAGGAGCTGATTATACTGTTGATTTGGAATATAATGTTGCCAGAAGTTTTGATAAAAATGGCAAAGAGTATTATGTCAAATCAACTGTTGATAGTTGGACTATCGAACCTTTAGAAGACTATGCTTATTATTCCATGACCGGTATTAAAGCCCCCTACTCCTCTAGTGTTTCAGATATAAATATGGCTCAAGAATATCATAATCCAAGACTTGCGCCAGATGCAGCTAATGAGTCTAGTCCCCAACCTGGTACAAATATACTACCTAATCTATATTTAAAAATAGAGAATATTCCACAATACAGAGTCGCTAGAAAGTTAAGTGCAATAGGACTACCAAGTAATAGTGGATTAAGTGGAACATTTCCGGCCTATCAGAATGCTCAAAAATGGGTACTAGATAGAATAAATCTTGCGCAAGATAGTGGGGGTTTTCCAATTCATATTAGTTTAGAGGAATCAAGCAACGACCCAAAAAATTTCCTATATAATCATTTGAGAACTATAAATTTTAGTATTTATGATGGGTCTTATGAAATTAATGAATCTTGGTTAGCTATGCCAATTAATATCGGATATATTGAGGATTATACGATATCTGTAGGTACCGAAGAAGGACATACCAAAACAGTAAAAGTACAAGGAGAAATTAAAGGACTTATAAAAGCAAATAATCATTTTACATCTGGAGTATCGGGAACCGTTCCATTAAGTGGAACTAACAGCATTCAGCTTAATGAAATCATGACATTAAAACCAGAAAAGAGCGGCGTTAGCTATATAATACCAGATGCTTCTAAGACCGATGGAAGTTTAAATACCGGCATGTCAGGATCCATTAATACTAAACTATATGATGTTAAATATTATAATGCTAGAGACGCTTGGCTAAATGATATTAAACCATATCTCTTTAGAAGAGCAAATATAGTTATGAACTCTATTGATAGAGACAGAAAATACGTAGACTATAGACCAATTCCTAGACCCATACCAAACAATCCTCTTTATTGTTATGATAGACCACTAAATGTTAATCCAATATCAACATCAGAGACTCATGATGCAAGAAAGGGGACAATAAATTATAGTTGTGAATATAGTAATAGATTTAAGTATTTCCCAAATACTCTTCATGAAAATATTGTCATATCAGATACTAATCCTGTTAGTGTTATTAATGAGGCGTTTGTTTTAGGAAGAAGGCTTGGTCCAGTACTACAGGATCTTGGCACAGTAACTACTTCTAGAAAAGAAATTAGTTTGGAAGTTTTTGTTGTTCCTCCAACATCTATTCAGGGATTTTTTATGAGTCATCCTGATTGTCCATTATATATTGGAGGAGAATTATATACTGGTATTAGTGGTATATTTAATCAGCTAAAGCCCTTTGGAGATAGACCAACTGATATTTTTGGATCATTGGGAGAAAGATCCCCTTTAATTGGAGATGAAGGAAATATATATGTTGCTAATGATACTCATTCTTGGGAGCCTACTGATGGAGTATATAGAAGAAATATGACGTGGACCTATCAGCACTGTCTCCCTATAACCAAGACACTGGATCAATAATTATGCCATCAAAATCTTGTTCTGAGAATCAACAAAAAATTATCGGACAAACACTATTCTTAGGAGCTAGTGTTGCTAATTTTAATAATAGTATAGGCTGGGGATCTTCGCCTTCTCAGTTAACGATTAATCTTGTCGATGACAGTCCGGTACTAGGCAGCGATACAGCCAAAGCTTGTGGTGGTACCATGGTAAAAATGTATCCTGATTTAGTTGAAGGATTTGATACTAATAATCACTACTATACTACTACTGGAAATGCTTTGTATGAAGCCTTACAACCAGACGGAAGTGCCTTACAGTACGATCCTAATAAACATGACGTATCCGAAAGAATGGTCGCAGGTAAAATTTACCATAGATTAAGTAATACTAGTGATTTGTTTTATTCTAAGTATTGGCTATATAGCGATCCTGGTTTTTTTGGAGAAAAGACCATACTAACACCAGCTTGGGCAAATCAGGCTATGGGAGTAAATAGTTCTGGTAATTTTAATCAATATGGAACAACAGGATTTGTTACTGATGCTAGTAAATTTGTAAAATATGATATTATTGATACCCCGGTATATTTTAAAATGGGAGATTTTAGTTTTTGTGGATTAGTTCAGTCTTGGCAAACTAGCTTATCAAATAGTGGAAAAGGATACTCTGTCACAATCAATAGTATGCAGTCTTTGCTTAATTCCTGTTATATTATTCTAGATAAATTTGCAGGATCAATATTTGCAAAAAAAACAGAAAGTACTTATGGAGGATCTCCAAAAAACTATTTAGGAATATCAAATGTTAATTATACTGGAACAATATCAGAAGGAAATATTCCAAATGTATTTAATGTATATGGATTTTTAGAATCATTTGGTTTTGATAATTTCGGTGTTGCTCGAAGAAATGAAAGAGGTGTTCAGGTAAATAAAATTTTAGATGCTTTATCGGTTTTAACATCTAGTATCAATGATATTACTGGTTTTAATAATCTGAACAATACACAAGGAGCAGTTAAACCATGGAATGATTTTGCACATAAGCACATATTCTCTCCATATGGTCGCATTATTGCTAAACATATGCAAGTTGATAGGAGCGATGATTCTGGAATAAACCCATATGATGGTATTAATCCAAACTTTGATTCTTTTGGAGTTATACCTCCAACAGTATCAATGTTTAATAGCAACGACTATAAGTGTCAATTTACTCTTGATCTTAGTGAAATTCCAAAACTTCCGGACTCTTTTAGAGTGTCAGAACCTGTAATGAGTATTATGTCTCTATTAAATTTGATTGGGGAGCAAATTGGACACGACATATTTATTGAGGCCGGTCCCGTCTACTATGAAGAAGCCCGTAAGTACTTTAATGTTATTAAGGTTAAAACCATATCTAGATTAGGTCAACCAAGAAATAATATAATAGAAAATACTATTAATAAATTAGCTTGTAAAAAATTTAGTATTTCGAATTATACTTTGGGCAAAGAAAAAAATGATAGTCCAAATAGAAGTATGATTATTGGAGCTAATCAACAAAGACTTTATCAGGCTAAGAGTTATAGACTAGGATATACACAAAGTAATTTTATACTAAATCCTAGCAATGGAGAAATAATTAATTATCAGCACCTTGGACGTATCTCCTCAAGCAATAACAACATAGTAGTTGGTACTAAATATTATCATCATGGAAAAATTAAATTCCCTAATTTTTTGAGTACCAGAAATCCTAAACTTATTACGTATTATGGAGTAAGGCCAGAAGGAAGCGGCTATGTTCCGACCGGTATACTAGCCGAAGAGCAAGAGATAGTTGGGAGTTTTGATGGTTACGATCCTAGTTGGGACGACACTAACGAAACTTCTCCTAGTCTCGTTACAAATGCCTCTAGACCATCTGGAAATTATTTAGAAACCGAGATAATTAAACAGACAGGAATAGAACAGAACGCAACATGGAATAATGAAACAAATCAAAGATGGATACCAATATATGCTGATGTTATCTGTCCCTTTTTTGGTTATGTCTATGATGAGGAATTAACTATCAAGCCTAGTGATAATAATGACTTTAGACAAATTCGACCAGTATGGTTCGATAGCTGGACAGGGCAGTCGTGTGTAGTAGTCAGAATTTCTGAACTTCCAGAAGTATCTGTCGAACTATCCACTGGATATTACGTTACAAGTAGCCAAAGATGTGCTACTAGTGGTTCTACTTCCAATCCCACAACTCCTATAATCCCCACTTGGTCTCCCGCAACAGGAAAACAAACCATTTTTATAGGAGGAGGGCTAACAGGAGTAAGTCCCATACCAAAAACCCAATGCTATACAGAATTTGGTGACCCAACAAGCTATGAGATTAAATATATAATAATATCTGAATCAGAAATAAGGGCAGCATTAGCTGGTTTTGATAATTTTTTAGTATATGAATTAGCAAAATATTATAAGCCAGATTTAATTGAAACTTTAAGACTATCTTACTTTAGTAAAATTAGAGATCGATTGATAGCTTTAGGACATAGCGAAACGGAGGCTAATGATGGAGCAACCCAAAAAACTAATTGGTATTGGAATATTACTTCTTCAAATATTGCTAATGATGAATTAAAACCAGGATTTATGGCCCCAGATAAAAATCAAGGAAGCTCTTATATACCAGAAGATGCTTTAAAAGATTTACAAATTTTGCATAAGTTTGTTGCTGAAATTGGAAAATATTATGGTAAAAAATATATGGTCACAGCTCCAAAATTAGCTTCGTATAAAGATGATGAAGCCGATTTAATTCTTCCAACGGTTGCTGGTAATGCGTACGTATTTCAAGGAGACGGCAATTTTTACTATAATTATGAGCCAACTAATGATGGTGCCTGGGAAGAATATGGAAATTTTATTGATGATAGTATTGTTGTAGGAGGTACTCATTGGTATGCTTTGAGCGACAACGGAGGAAAAATCAAACCCATTATAGGATATAATGCCAGCTCATACTTTGACTATTTAAGATTTAGTATGTGTCAATTGAGCCAAAGTGGTCTAGAGAATATTCGTAGGGGAGGTAGATTCGAACCCATGTGGGATTGGGAAGGCTATTTATTGTTAATGGAAAAATATAGTATAACTTGTAATCATAAAGACTTTATCTTCCCAAGTTTAGATTACTCAACGTTAGCGTCTGATCAATATGTATTAGCAACAGGCTATGAGAGACTAGGAACCGTTCCCGCAGTTCAGTCAATAAATGATGTTTGGACTAGTCTTTCTCCTCCTACAAAAATTCCGGCATATAATGCTTTTGGGTATCCTATCACGGATCAGACTGGAACTAAAATGCCTCCCTCAGGATCTGCTTCCGTAGCATATAAGCAAAAGCTATATTTAAATACGTCAGTTGAAGACAAATTTATTTATTTGAATCCAGAAAAATTAGCTTCTCCAAAATTTTTAATAGATTCTCCGGGAGTTTATCTTAATCATTCATCTTCGGAATATGCTCAAGATCCTAATAGAACCGTAATAGCCAATGTTACTATAGAAGATTTATTAGTATATATGAAGACAACTCCCCCATCAGAAAGAGATACTGATTGGATGAGATATATGCTTAATTATACTATGCCAATCAATAAATTTACTGAAACATCATCAACGGATGCTCTTGGATCATACGGATCGTCTAACAATCAATCTTCATTAAGAATAGAGATAGCACCAAAAGCAGCCCATCCAATGTTTGCTGGTATTCCTATCAAATCCAATCAGTTTTGTTATGGTCCCTGGATTAATAATCCTTACTCAGAATATCTAAATTTTCCAGATACACTATTCCCTAGTGGACACTATTTTAGTTGCTCAGGAGATCCTGTTACTGGTGACACTACTCTTGTTAGTGGAGATTTTAATATAGATCTTAATCACGCCAAGAGTGGATGTAATAATTGGATAGGAACAACAGAAGTAGAGGTTATAGAAGAGATGGCTCCGTGGATATACGGAGGAGCATCTCAGTTAGATAATGCTGCGTTTAGGCATATAGCCACCAAAATTAATTATCAGTCAATTATAGAAACTGCACAAGTAGATATGCCGGGACTTCCGTTATTTAGCTTAGGAGGAGTTTTTAATGAAGAAAATGCCGGTGTTGGATCATCTGGATATTATAAAGCAACAGGAATAGACTATCAATATAGTGATATTAAATATAAAAACGATCTTGTTTTTAATATGAGTGGCTTTACACGTCCTAGTGTTATTATTAATCCAATTAGTAATACAGGAATAAATACGTCAAAATTTAAAATCTTAAATGCCATTTCTCCATATGCTGTTACTAAGGGACCCATTATTACTAATATTCAAACTAGTGTTGGTCAAGGAGGTATCACTACCACATATACTTTTAGAACATATAGCAGAAAGCTGGGTTTATTTAATAAAGAACAAAACGATATTATTAAGAAAAATACTTTGGCTCGTTTTAAAATGAATAAGCAGATGTCAGATATTGGTCGTCAATCTGCCAATAATCTTATTCAACAACGAGACTTTATGGATAAACAACGACTAGAACAGAGTATGAATTTTAATACTGAGGGATTTAGATCTAAATTATTTGGTACTAGTCCATCAACAGTATTCATAGGAAGATCGATGCCTTTTATTGAAGAGCCCAAAAGAACTCCTAAAATATTAGTAGATTATACAAAATACAGTAACCCAGGAGATTTAGCGACCAAACCAGGAACTGTTTCAGGATGGTCCGGAGTACTCGGTCCAGACCCCGCGTCTACAGAAAGGATAACAGCCACCCCAGAGACTGATACAGAAGCTATTAATAAATTAAGTTTACAAGGACGATACAAGACATCGGTTGGTCTATATGAAAGAAAAGAAGCAGACTCTGAATTAAATAAGCAATTTGGTCTTAATTCTGCTATGAGTTTGGACGGTCTTTTATCTCCAATATCTTTCTATCCAACTCTTAGAAATTCTACTTTTGCCTATTCTTTATATGATATTTCAACTTGTCCATTTTGTAATGGAACTAAAAAAAGATCAATAGAATACAAACAGTATCAAAAAGATGGGACGCGCACTACAGTAAAGAAAGATATTTTTTGTGATAAGTGCTCAACGCTTAATAATAAACTTAATGCTACATTAACAGCAAAAAAAGATAGCAAGAGTATAGAGAAAGTGCCGCCATATATAATATCTAGTGGTACTGATATGAATACCTTATTAAACATGGACTCCAACTCTGTTCCAATGGCGTCGTCAATACCTCCTATTAATTTAATTACTCTTAATCCTATTGTTATTAGTTATGGAGAATTTAAAAATTCTAATTCTCAAAATTATTGTGGTGCTCATCCTGATGGTGTTCATGATGATCTTACATCACAATCTGATGGATTTAAAACGGTTCAAGGTAGTGGACGACCATTCATAGACAGACTTCGTCATTCTATTGAGATAGTTGGAAGAGGGGCGATACCTCCAGGATCATACGATTATGCTTTAGAGAGCAGTAAAAATTTTACTAAATTTAATAAACATCCAACAGGATTAGATAAAAATAATTTAGACTATTATAATAAAGATATTATGGTAAAGTTTTATAGAGATAAACTTGAACCAAGTACGACTGGAATTATTCCAGAAATGAACTATCGATTTTTTGCTTTACGAGGACCGTTAACTATGCATGGTTGGGGATATGATACCGAAGGATATCCTGTTCCTAATGCTGCGGACGAACCATATGCTGTTGATGAGTACGGAAGACCAAAAAGATTCAAACAAAAAATTATTAACTTAGGTTCTATAAAATATGGTAGACTATTAGAAGGAGATCCATTTAAACTTATTGGCGGCACAGATGACAATTTTTATACTAAAACTTTTAATAAAGAACTAGTACCGAAACTAAATTCTGATAATTCAAAGTTTACTGACGATACCAAAGTTACAAAATATAAAATTATTGATGACTATAGCGATGCTGGTGGTTATGATCCGGTGACCTATAAAGGAAGTATTATTAGTAAAACTCAAAAGTACAATAATAATGCATGGTCTGAAAAGGTTAAAATGAAGCAGTTTTATTTAAATTGGGCAGAAAGACAGGACTTATGGCCGGTCGGTCCTGTTGATATGAGATGGGATGAGACCAGAAGGCTATGGACTTGCAAAGAAGATCCTAAAATCTATAAGTTTGTTTATGTTACTTTGGAAGAAGATTTAGTAAAAGAACCAGACTATGATGAAACATATCCGACCAAAGCCTTCCTCGATGATATAGAGTATAGTCAAGAGCCATTGCCAAATGGATATAGAAGATTAGTATATGTTAAAGACAAAGCAGGATATACTGCTCCTAAAGGAACCAAATTATTATGTCGATATAATATTGATAGTGGTTTTTATGAGCCTATGAGTAAGCCAATTTTGGTAGTAAAAGGAATAATAGCATCATCCAGTACTGCAACAATAGACATGCATTATATACAAGGAAGAAAATCAGGAACAATACCTACAGCTTTAGTAACTTTTGATAATCCCTTGTCATTTAGTACAGCGGTAAACGATACAGGAATTTTTACATATATCAATGGACTATGGACATTAACGGCTAAAAAACAATGAATCTGATAGATGAATGTATAATATATAATAAATCATTCAAGGATGACTTAAGAAATTATGTTGTTAAGGATACCGGTATAGAATATGATAATGGAGTATCTAAAAGATATACTATTAATTTAAATAAATTTCGACCTCTATTAGATGCTGCAGATAAGAATTATGGGAGTGGATGGTTTCCAGTATATGTGTCGGATGACACTGCTATAGATAATAAAATCCTATCTAGTAAAGGGTCATTATTAAATAGTAATAGCGGCTTGTTGAGTGGAAGAATAGGAATTGAAAATTTTATTACATTTGTTCCGGAATTCCAAAACTGGACCGTTACTCCAGAATGTAAAATGACAAGTGATTGGGTTTTGAATAGATCTCCAGTACCGCACTATTTAAATAGCGGAATATTATGTTGGGCTCAACAACTTGCTCCAACAACATACAGTGGTAATATATCGAGTTTTCCACTAAGTAGCAGAGTAAGAGAGATGAATGATGATACGACTAAAATTCATTATAGAGATAGAAAATTATTTGATACGACAAAAGATGGCAGTCTATTCAATAGTCAGAGCTCAATATCTGTAACCGGAGATATAACTTTTAGTGAAATAACAGGAATAAGCATGGTCTCTGGTACAGGGTGGGCTGATTTTGATTCTGCTGTTAGACCAGCAATAAGCATAATAGATGAGTTTAGAAGAACAAATGTACCGACAACAGGCAGTATCGATTTATTTACTGCATCTACAGCAGACAATTTAAGGCCTAATGCTCCAAAATATATATTGTGGATTCCAAATGGAGATTATTTTTCATACTATACGGATAAGACCGAGGCACTATCTGGCAATATCACTAAGTCTTATATTTCTCCGAGTTTATGGTCTACATATAATCAGATTTATCACATGCTGTCTATCAAACAAATCAAAACAACAAATGGTAAAAATATTAGAAAATCAAGACTATTAAAAAAAATAGCTTCTGTTCTTAGTACTAGTCCATACATAACAGATGAGTGTATTAATGCTCTGGGCTCGCCTAAAGTACAGACTCTTATAAAAAAATGTTTGGATGCTACGGCTATAGATAATAGTGGGAATACTGTTGCTGTAGATATTTCTGACAATACAATCAAAGATATAGTAAAATTATTACATAATAAATTTGGATTATTACAAAAAATTTATGGCTATAATAATCACAATACTTTAAAAAATAATATTATTACTAATAATAGATCACTTTTTATTAAATTGATAGATAAATATGGTTGTAAACTTAAAATCGATCAAAATAATGAAATTTTATTAAACTATCAAAAAACATTAGACCATGGAGATAGCATAAATATAATTCAAAGTCTATATACTCTATGTCCTAAAGAAACACAAGATACTGACGTCATTAACAATCAAACAATTAAGCTAAATCAAGTTAAGGCAAAAACAGATCTAACATCTCTCAGCACATCGATTAAGCTGACTGCTACCGACAGCTCATTAAGAAATAAAACTACCTCTATCCCATTATATGATATCGCAGAGGTTAATCCTGGAAAAATTACTCTGAATGTATTAATGCATAGCACAACAGATGGCCAAGGCAACGACACTTCAGATAATCCAAATAATCACATATTTAAACTGACCAAAGGAGATTCAGGGAATGAGATAGAAATACCATTCAGATGCTTGCAAAAGGTAGAAAATCCTGATGCATTAAAAAGTATTGTGTTATTTCAAAAAACAGTATCTTGTTTATGGCAAAAAATAAAAGGGGCATGTTTAAAATTTAGTGATGAAAATAAAAGCTCTAGTGCTGTTGGTTCTAGTCAATCTGATACTGATCGTACTAGATTTGATACCTCTACTTTCATAGAGCCAATAGTGTTTGTATATAAGACTGGTGAATATCAAATACAGTGTTCTTTTATTACTCCATATGGAACATTTATTAAAAGAAAAACATTTTTTGTTGTTGATGGTAGGGAAACAATATTTGATAGTATAGCAAACAAGCAAGTGGCCAATCCGGGCTATAATAAATATTATGATGATGCTACCAACACTTGGCAAGATCCTCCTCCTGTGAGTCCTTTAGAAATTGAACCAATTATTGTTAATTCAGATAAATTAAAAAATAAAATAGCTAGTTTTAAAAATGTAATACTACATAAGCATGGAATTTTTTGGCCAATACAAACTGATCATAATATAGAAAGAGTTTTCAATGGTTCCACTGTTAAAGAAGGACTAAAAGAAAAATATAAATTCATATTTGAACCATATTCACCAGCTAATTTTCTTCCAGTAGACTCAGGGTCTTCGCTAATAATTCAATATAACAGCCAGGACACTATTCTAAAATTAGATAGTATAATTCTACAGAATATTCGAGATAATACTAAAGAATGCAAAACTTGCTTGAGTGTATGTCAACCAAAATTTGATGCAATTCCATCCGTATCTTATAGCGTAACATCTGACGGATCACAATCAATACAAACTCCAATAGAAGCGTACGTTAGAACGAATAAAGCACCAGATAGTTTTGTATTAAAAGAATATAGAAAGATATCAGGCGACCTCCCCGCCACATCTAGTGGGGTTATAAAATTTTCTTTTCCAGAAATTTCTTTAGATTTTGCTCCTCCATTAAAAGCTTATGGAGGATATGGTGGCGAACTTTTTTCTGGTATAGGTCTGTCTATGAGCGGTCATCCTGTGAGAGGAGCTGTTCTTCCGTCTGTGACAGGCTATCCTTTGAACTATCCTTCCGACCGTGATCGTGCAAACACCAATAAAGCTTGCTATCAAATACCAATAAGTGCCACAGGATATATTCCTTTTAGGAAAGGACTTTTCCACCCAGCCTCTGGATTTATAATGGATACAGGTACTATCATACCAAGTGGATTTAAAAATAAGACCAGCGTATTAAAGTTTAATCCTGGAGCAAGAGATACTTATAGTTTTATAGGTCCTGGAATATTTAATTTCAATAATGGTCTTTCTGGTAGTGGTACTGGTTTATCTGTTAGTCCGATAACATACCAGAGTTCCATATCATTATCAATATCTAAAAATATTCTTCCAGAAACAGCTTGTGCAGAGCCTGGTAGGAGTGAACAAGAAACAGACACGTTAAATAAACTCCATAAAGAATTCATGGATCAACAAATATATGGAAGTACAGTTCAACTAACTGGAACAAAAGCCAAATATAAAGGGTCTTTTCACGGATACCGTATACTTGAAGGAGGACAAGAAAAAAAATCAGAGCTGTCTGTATATTCTCAAGCAACCCCAGTAAATGATGAATTTGGTTTCAGTATCGATAAATCTTCCTGCTCAATAATTAGTCCAGATAAAGATAAATCTACTTTTAATTATAGATTTGCTACTAATGGCCCTAATTATAAGATTGATAATAGTGGGCTTGATCTTAAAATTAAAGATTTAACTATACAAGATATAGAGATAAAACTTAATTTTTTAAATTATGTCAATCCAAAAAACTTAGTAGTCTGGTTGGATTTTTCTCCTTGTTCAGATGATATGCAAGGGATGAGTAATCCGATAGACCTAGACAATCCCGACAGGGATCCAGGACCAGCTTGTCCATTAAAAACGCCCAAAGAATTTATGGATCAAACATTTCCCGCTTCAACATATAGCGACTATTGTTCTCCTCCATCTGTTTCTGGAACAGGTCTTCAAAAATATATCACTAATCTTCATAGTTTTAATTCTGTAGACCCTCGTTATGAACCATTAAAATTATTATTATTTAATCAAGAATACATTCAAAATAATAAATATAATATGTCTTTGACGTTCTCTGATCATGCTTCTAAATATAGTGTATTATTTGACGAAAACAAAATTAATGCAAGTGGGTTGGATACTCGTCAAGAGATAGTTAGAGATAACCATATTATACCACCGTCAATCAGCGCAACCGGATTCGATGATACTGAAGCAGTAATGTATAAAAATATTATACGTACTAACAAATTAAATATTAGTAATAATAGTTTTTCTAAATTTAGGGGTTTTTCTTTATTCAAAAAAGCGCTACCCAGACTAGACCCTACTGTAAAAAACCAAACACCGTCATATGATTCTGGTGTTACATTTACATTAAATCTTATGGTATTAGATGAGCCCGAAGAGATGATGGTTTATGATAATGTTATCAACAATGAATTCATAACAAATTTTACATCATTATCTAATACTAAAACATCTTCTAATATTTATAACTCATTATGCAGTTGGGAGTTAATTCTACATACGGGGAAAAAAAACCAGTTCAAAGCCCCAATGACCAATGACCTATTTAGTTTTGGTACTTCTGATATTCTAGGGTTGTTAGACTATACAAATAAGCCCAGAATACCAGGCTATAATTTTATCTCTTACTTTCCATCAGGAGAGATAGAGAGCAATCCGTACATTAGTTATTTTGATACATATCCTAGTGGCACATCTCTAATTCCTAGGGTTAATCAAAATGCTCCGTATGTTTATATCAATGATAGCACACTATGTCAGTCTGCCGAAAGTATCATCAGTGGAGCATCGGCTAGATTACAGCCCACAAGATTTCCAGTAGAGAGTGTTTTGATGATATTGGCAGGTATTTTGGGTGGTACGATGACGGCAAACTTAGTAGGCTTAATGGTTGCTTTAACTGCTGGATTTAATGCTGGCTATCAAGGATTATTTGATTTTTTTGCTGCTTTACGAGATGTTCAAGAAAGAGAAGGAAGATTAAGAGAGGTATATGCTCCAGATTATGATCATTTTTCTTTTGGTTCTCCAGAAAAAGTATTGTTGAATGTGAGCAAAGACGGGGGTATGTGGTATAAACTTGAAGCATCAATTTTTAAATACAAAAATACTCCGGCTTTATATGGGAATAGCTATAAGTTTATTAGATTAAAAAGAGGGAATATTCCTTTTTTTAGTGAATTTAATTTCAATACTGTTTATGGGATTAATCAGTTGGTCGATGATAGTATGCTCTCGACTCCTTATCCTATTACTCCGACTCCCAGCAAAACCTCCAGTAATACTCCTGAGCCAAGCGGACCACCACCGTCTCCTACGCCAAGTTCAAGTCCCCTTAGTCATGCACAAATTGTTGAACGTCTTTTGTCTTATCAAACCAAAATATCACAACTTAATGCCACGCTTGGACATAAAACCTGTTTATTTACAGATGATCTTGCTACCAAAATTAGTAATAAAAAAATTATAATCATAAAAGGATCTTTAGCATATAATCTATTTCATATAGACGACACTATTCCATACTATAATACCACACAGAGAGATTCAACAACAGAGCCTTCTACTACTAAGATAATAAATAAAGCATTAATTTTTAAAAACAATCAACAATATTCAGTATTTGAATTAAAAGACGATATTTCGTTATATGAAGTAATAGCATGTAATGGGGACACTCTTTTGGTATTTAAGAATCATATTAGTAATTTAAGCGAAGATCCATTTGGAGTTTGGGGGTTAGAAAAATCTCCAATAGTTAGTGAGCCACCAGAGATTAAACATTCTGCTATGGGACTAGGCTCTTACGGAGACGGTTCACCATTTGCGCAAAAGTCTTTCTTAAGCTATAAACTCCAATATAATAAGCTTTATACGATACATGAAATTTTTAATAATCGTGAAAATGATAAGATTAAACAAATGCTTGTTAATTTAAAATTATCCGATAATACTGTTAGAACGGTAGGAAATGATAATGGCATCTATGGTTACGGATATACTAATAGAGAAATAAAAGAAATTTTTGAAGATAAATACAATAATATTATTAATAAGGGATCAGATTTAGACACCCAAGATAGCATCAACTATCTACTATATCAACTGACTAATAGTACCAGTAATATAAATGTTAATGGATATACATTTATGTTTCTAAAATCTGAGGCTTTTACAGACGAGGTTTTCCAAAAATCTGTGACAGAACCCGGTTCTAATGGACAAGGTCAAACAACAACCATAGACCATAAATTTGGTGATATAATTGTACCGGAAGATTTAGTAAGAAGACCATTAATTAAGAAAATATCTGAAAGCAAGTCAACACTTATTAAAGACAGAATAGATAAAATTGAATCAAAAGAATATGTTCAATCGATAGAAGAAAATCTTGGAAATTCAGACCAAACACAAACAGATGCAATAATTGACCATGCATCATTATACTATCTAGAAAAACATTTACATGCTCTCCCATATGATCCTATAGATTGCTATAAAAAGAAGACTGTGACCGCCAGTGGGACATATACCCCAACTGAACCAGAATCTAATTGTCCAAAAAAGAAAACAAATAAAGCTCTCAACGATCTTTATACCGAAAGAAGCACACTATTACAGGTATTAGAAATTAATAATTTGTCAATGAGCGGAATAGTGCCACTTCAACAATTTAGTGTTAGTGGAGAACCAAATGGGGGGCCAATTTTTATTAAATTGAGTGGAATTAATGATAATTTATTTTGGATTAATATCGATCCGAAACAGTCTTGTAGTATAGCTGAAGAAATGTGTCCTAAAGTATTAAAATCATTAATATATAATTGTCTGCCATTAACTGAAACTACTTTATTTAATAATCCTAATAACAATATTTGTCCAGGTTTCTTGCTGCGTAATCTAGAAGGAGGAGGCGTGGTTAATCTCGATTATGATAGAGACAATGTATTTAATAATCGATTTACGTCATATCATTACACTATCCCATCAGGTACCATACAGGCCCAAAAACAAGCACTAGAAGAACAATATCCAAGTATAAATGCCTGGGCTGAATTTACTAGATATAGAACATTTAATATTAATAGTGATCAAAATTTTGATAAAGTATGGAATGGTCCACGAGATCTACTGGTCAAAGTTCAGGAGATCTATGATATCGGTTTGCCAGAACATATGACATCGATACAAGGATTTACTCCTTCCGTTAACGACGGATCTGCGGATTATGTAGAAGCCACTGGACTTGAACTGTGTCCTCCACTAGGCCCCGGAGCTATTCGCGGAAGCGGACTACTCACTGCTCAAGGCAAGAGAGTTCCTTTGACCAGAGTTTATAATATATTCAATTTAGATGATACAACATCGTTAAAGGTACAATTTCGTAAAATCCCAAGACAATTAAGAGGTGTAGACTTATCTAACACTGTATACCGATATGGTAGGGCCGGCGTATTTAGACAAACCAATCCTGCAAACCCCCCCGGACCAACAGAAACAGATATAGTAAGCGGAGAAGGAAGTTTAAATAATCAGTTTTATGTTTGGCAATGTATAGAAAAGAATGCAGCAACCAAAAAAGCAGATATTTCGACATTACCTAATTTTTTTAAGTTACAGAATGAAATGGCATATAGGGCATTTTATGGTAGTGTAGACGGAATAGAGAATAAATCCAGAATGCTTGAAAGTCTGTATTCTTGGGAATTAATACCATACGAATATTTTACCAAGGAGTCTTTTCAAAAACCTCCTCCCACACCAACTCCCAGTCCTAGGCCATAATATATGTTTTGTAATTTTATAGCTATAGATATAGGTATTTTTAAATGCACTAATTGTGATACTATTATTAGTACTAACGATGGTATCGAAGATATTCCAGTGTTCCCTTGTAGAGCATCTTTGGTAAGACAAGATGATAACGTATTTCTTGAATCAATAAAAACTCTTAGTTTTGAATCAGAAAAACAAAAATGCAGCGACCTAGAAATTCTAAATCGCCACAATATTTGTATGATATGTCCAGAATTTAAAGACGACGCTTGTTCTCAGTGCGGATGCAGGATCACTAGAAACAAAGAGTTTGCTAATAAATTATTATGGAAAGATGAAAAATGTCCACTAGACAAATGGACTTAGTCATTTATCTTTAGAGTCTTTACCCGACCACTTATACCATCCTCTATTTGGAAGATATGTTCCATCATCATCTTTTCTCTTTGGAAAGAGAGTCCCTCCCTTTTTGTGTTGTCCAAAAGAAAGTACGGCTCCACAATCATTACATTTTAATTCATAATAATCGTTGCCTTCCACATTTCTGCAAACATACTTTATGCTGGTCTTATTGCACAAACCACATTTGTCCTCACTAAAGATTTCTTGAATTGTAGCGAGTTCTTTAAAGACTTCTTTTTGTCCTGTTCCTTCTAATTCAAACTGTAATTTATCATTAGCTCTGTATAGAATTTTCATAATTATTTCCATTCGTTAGTATAGCCTAATAAATCTTCGGATATGCCACTCATATCCTGTTGATATTTAGACAGCTGCCTAATTATTCCAATGGCATCTTCATGATTTAGGCCGTAAACATTATTTTTATCCAAATTGCCTATCTCCAAGAGTTTGCTTACATTAATATTAAGTCTTTTACTCATAACGTCAATGAAATTAATCTGATTATTGCTAATTTTAGATACGGTATTCTGATCTGGATGATCATCCACTTCAGCCGCAATTTCTTCAGCAGCAACAACTTTTCTAAGCTTAAGAGCTCTTCTTAAAGCTCTCCCTTCAGCTCTGGTTTCTGCCACGGCTACCGGATAGTTACGATATACCTTGTCGCAGTTACCCCAAAAAACGTCCGCAGCGCCATTTATGGTCACTGTATTTAATTCTGGCTGGTCCCGAGCACCATCGTTTAAAAAATAGGTTATGGAGTGAACCACGGTGGCTCTTTTTTCATTATTTGGTTCCGGAGTTTGTACAACATTGCTCACAGACGCTAAAACTCTACAATTTAAAGCTTTTTCAAAAATTCTCCTTAATCCGTCTGTAGTAGGATTACCGCTTATTTTTTCGTCTTCGCTCAATAGTCCCAAAACATGATCCGTCCAATCTAGATCATTAGGTGTTACAGCCTTTTGCTGTTCTGTTGTTTCCAAAATCTTTTCTTCGATCATCTCTTTGGTATCCTTTTTGTTCTTGACCATAATTAATCCTCTATTATAAATAATCTGTCCTGTGGTCCTGGAAATTGTTTGTTAATATTTTCTAAATGATTTATTAGTTCCAATAATATTTTTTGAGATCTTGTTTTTGAAAAATCCCTAGTCTGTTTAATTCTTACAAGAACCAAGCCTTTTCCTAAAATTAATCCCTGCTTTTTATTATCGTATGATATATTTTTTTGTAAAGCATCATCTCCCCAAACTGGAGAAAAGTGAGACGGACCATCAACTTCTATGGCCGTATTTATGGTAGGAAGAAATAGATCTATCTGCAACTTTGTTGTTACAAGACTTTGTTCTTTATGAAAGTCTACTTTAAAACCATGTTTTAGTAACCCGTCCAATAAGAATTTTTCTAGCTTCGACCCTAGTTTACTAGCAGCCCTTACTGCATCAGTTGCCATTTTTTGCATATGTTTTTTTTCGTCTTCAGGTAACTGACCCCAACGATCTCTGCATTTCTGTTTTCTTTTTTCTATAGAGTCATCGTCCATACTATCCCATATATCTACTATGGCTTTTCCTATTTTCTCTTTGGTCTCATCTGATCTTTGAGTTCCTTTTGTGGGATGTTTATGAGAGCCTGTTTTAAGAGCATTTTTTTGCGCTTCTGATTTATCTCTAATTTGTATATTTAGTGATTTTGCGTCTCTGCGAATTTTATTAGCATATGTTCCGTATAGCTCAGCTATATCAGCAAAGCTCTTACCCTGATTAGTATACAGATCATCTATAATTATTTGTTTTTCAGCTTTTGACAAATTATTGTATGATTTTTGTGAGTTCTTCATAACTAAACTTCTCCGACATTCCTATAGGTTTTTTCCAGCATATATTATAGATATCATCAACATATTGATTGCTTGAGATAACATTTAGATGGTCAAGATCAAAAATCTTTCTCCAATTTTCATAATAGGTTTCCCCAGATGATGACCAAGGAAGATTTTGTGCATAATAGTATAGTTTTGAAATATTTGGAAAATGAGAAGCTATAACTAATGATATAAAGTCAAAAACGAACAGATCGCCATAAAAAAACTTCGCATGGCTAAGATGTAGTATTGGAATATTATACGTTTCTATTTTGTCGTAGAAACTATTAAATAATACATATTGGTTATATGGATGATTATCTATGAATTCTCTAACCGTTTTTAGTACAGTGTCATGTTGTTGAATATTTGACAGTTTGGGAATAAAGAATCCTATATCTTTAGTCATTAATTAATTCCTTTACAAAAGAAGCATAGGTTTGATGCGATAGTAGGTCGATATCCATATCTTTGATTTGTAGATTTAAATTATTCAGAATAGAGCAGCCACAGGCTACAGCCTCAGCAATGTACTCGTCACTATCGTCTACTGGAAGATAATATTTAGATAATTGTAGTATATCGGCTTTTTCTGATTCGCTAATAAGCCCTAGATTTTGTACATGTTTAATATATGGACTATTAAATAGTTTAATGTGATGTTTGGCTTTAGGATACAATAAATCGTTTAAGGTTGGGGGTATTTCATTCCTATATTCTAAAAAACATACTATATCATCATTTTTAGCAAGCTCTTTGTTTAGAAATAACTGATCATTAATTAGCCTAGGAAGCTGTATGGTATTGCTGATTATCTTGTCATTATTGACTATATGTTTGGCTGCTGATTTGTAGCTATTAATCAAATCAAGATTTGGTTTTCTATCATGGTATATAAAAATTTTAATGGTTTGGAAAAATTCAGCAATAAATTGTTGTATTTCATTATCTATCATAGATTCTATAAACATTATATGAGTAAAAGGCTTTGCGTAATGAGCTTTATACAGAATATTCTTAGTATTGATCGGAACAATATTGATATCTTCTAATTTAAGACATAATAGGTTGTTATTAAGTTTGTTATTTGCTTGTTGTATAGTAAAATTCATATAAATTGTCTGGCTTTCGTTAGATCTTTTGTATGATTGATTTTGAATATGTTTTTCTTGTCTATTGTCACATTCTCAAAAATAATATTTTGCAATATCAAAGCATTAATCATTTCAAATAAATAAAATTGATCAGTATTTTGCATCTTAATAATATTTCTAAGTGCAAGTATTGCTTCTTTATTTAAGTAAACACACTCAGACCAAATGTTCGGTAGGTCATAGAAGAGATATTCTGCGGAGGCACCTAGGGAACATCCTATATTAAAATTGGTTCGAGGCTTATTCAATAAATAAATTTTGCTAGTTCCGGATAGTGTTGATAATGAAATATTTTTATTTTTTAATAAGATACCACTACTAATTATAAGTAAATTTTCACAAATATTGTTTTCTAAGAATAGTGCAAGAGCTTTGGTTTGATTGGTTGTTTCATACGAATCATTATAGACAAAATTAATATTATCATATTTAGTGCTGATATGTTTAGATATTTTATCGTGATCGAATCCGGTTGCTATATTTAGTTTAATATTCTTATTGATATTTAGTATCTCATTTATTTGATGTTCGAGTATGGGAATATTTTTTATCCTAAGTAGACTTTTGGACCCGATAGACTTCATTCCTTTGGTAATTTCTGGTATTAGTATTAGACTATTTATCATCTCTGTGGTGTTCTTTGTGACATAATAGTAAAATAGTTTTCATTTTGATCCATTTTTAAAATCATAAAACCATTTTGATTTAAAATATTAATAACTTTGTCTGGACAAAGCATATTCTTTTTATTTCTTAGATATTGGAATACCTTAGCACTAGATATTTGCTGATTAATATATTCAATAAAGAGCTTTTTAAAATTAACAAACTTAATAATGATATTCCCTTCATTTCTCATTTTCTCTAGTAATGATGTTACAAAAAGCTCACATTCATTATCTTCTATATATTCTAGCACACCACAAATAATCGAATCTACCGAATAGTTGACTAAATTATCGATATTAGATATATCAACCGATGAAGTATTTGGGATGGTATCTTTGACAAACTCGTTAGTTATATTAATATTTCTTTTCATAGTAACGGAGGTACTTTCTTGATTTGTTTGAGGCATTTGATGAACTGTAATGAAAACCTATCAAAAGAATATTTGTCCAATAATGTTTGTTTATCTGATATTTTAATATTAGAAGAAAGAAGATATTTAATTTGATCTATAATTTGAGTATAATCAACAATATTGAAAAGACCATTAATATCTTCAATAGTTGGTAGAGTAGATACAATATAACATCCAGCATATGCTGCTATTAAGCAATTTATCATACTATCATTTTCTAGACAAATATAAAATCCTGATAACTTATCTATTAGCTCTTGATAGCTGAAAGAAGAGACATCCGTTATCATTTCTGCATCTTTGAATATGTTTTTAATAAATTGATATAATGTATTTAAATTATTGTTATTGTTAAGATTGAGTATAACTACAGACTTTTTATGAATTACAGATTCGACAGGAGCATTCGGGATTCCATACAATATGTTAAAAGACAATTTGTCTTTGATAGACCAGCTATGCTGGATAGTGTTATGGAAGAAGATTTTATGATTTAGTGCTGAAGATTTTTTGAGTATATAAAGATCTTCTTTTTTAAATTTACTGGGCAAAAAATTGTGAAAGCATAGAACATCAGGAATCCCATAATTTAAGAGGATTTGATTTCTAGTATTACTGTGCTCTATAATGCTAGATGTCAAGTATGCATCATAATAATGATCGGTATCACGACCCACAGAACTATAAATATTTATGTCTAATAAAGAAAGAATAAGATCAAAACAAGTATTGCTAGGTTTGTATAATAGATTCAAATTTTCTGAATCAAGAATTTTATAAATAGCATTATATGCCTTAAGTCTATTACTCATATTATGTTTTCTAGATAATTGTTAGTAGGTATACTATTCTTGGCTTCTATTTGCCCAGTAGTTATATTCTTTAGAAACTGTTTATCAAAGACTATATGTCCATTAAAAGAAAATAAGCCATCACGAATATTAGTAAATTGGGTATTAGAATTTGTTTGAGAAAAAATTGCATTATTATAAGTACTAGCGATATAGTTATTAAGACTATTTTTTGGATAGTCTTGTAAATCAAGAAACACGTCACCTGCTTTATGAGCCAAGCATAGATCAGAATAGGATAATGATATTGGAGCAGCGATGACCTTCGATAAATTTTCTTTATCTATATTACAAATTTTTTGTATACCTAAAATATGCTGTTGAATTTGATTAACATCAGTAGAATTAGCATTGATTAAATACAATACTAGACATATATTTTCTTGATTAAGAGTAACAGAAATAAATTCTGAGATCAAATCAAAAACATACTCATTATTATGATCATAGTCTACAACGGTATAAAATTTCTTCATCTGATTATATGATGGGAAAGAAATTACCTGATCTGTTTTTTGAATTAGGTCTTGATATTTTAGACTATATAATATAGATGGTTTTTTTAATACTATATCTAGTGTTTGTTTAGCAAATGTATCGTCAACCAAAACTTCATCAAATAAATTGAGATAGTCTATATCACTTTCTGATAAAAGTTCACTTTCTAGTATTGGTATAACAATGTTTCTTTTTATTTTCTGAGTATAACACAAGCTATTTATAGGTAAATTTTGTATCAATATATCGTACTGTTCACTAGCTTTGCTTTCTGTAAATACTGTCTTATTATTATAAGACTTACAGCTACCAGATAGAATATGTCTACTTGTAATATTACCTAATTTAGTTAGATTATTTAATATGGCCTCAGAATGTAACCCATTAATAGACGAGTCTCTGTATTGTCCAAGATATAATATGTTCATGATGATGCTTTCATTTTAGCGTATGCGATAAAGTCATCTTGGAATGTCGTATTGTTTTTCAAAACAGCATTAGCTTGTTTCTGATTATCTAATACCGTATACATATAATCAGTGATGGATTTGAAATTGGATGGTTTAATATTAAGATGCCCACTACTAGTAAATCCATAATCAATATCTTTTAAAAGATTAAGCAATTCCAGATTTTCCATTTTCTCTAGATTACCGAAATATTTATTACATAACGATAAACAAGCGTCGAGGCTCTGGTGGACACCAACATTCAAATTAAAGTCCTCAAATGGTATAATTTGTTCAATTAGTTGGTTCCAGTTAGATCTATATCCGCTATCATCTAGCTTATCTAAATATTTTTCCCATTTTTTAGCAATATTATCCCAACAATAGTGCTGTTCTGTTAGTTTTCTAACTTTAATTCTTTTCTGATTTCTCATTGGGGCGGGAAGACTGACGTGTTCGATTACATGCTTAATAAAATCGTCGTTATCTGGATAAACTCTGTATGCTTTGGTTTCAAGTTCTTTAAATTTACTCTTAACCTTAATTGGATACGCATCTAGCTTATTAACTATATCGCACATAGCGCTATAATTTACTGTAGCTATAGGAATTCCACACGCTCCGGCTTCAACTTGTGGCATACCGAAGCCTTCGCATATAGCGTATTGTACATACAAGTCAAAGAGATTATAGATTTCGCTTAATTTTTGTGTCGTTAATCCATCGGCTACCGAAGGAAAAACAGAGGCTTTATTAACACAATGTTTGCAAATTCTTTGCGGCCCTCCAAATGTTTCACAAGAAATATTTCTACAATTTCTACAAACATAGGTAAACAAAACTTTATTTGTAATCCTATTGTCTTTAAGAATCTCCGGAATATCCCAGCCCATATCGGGATAACTAGTATGAAGATATAGATATAACCTTTTGCCAAGTTCTGGATCTGTTTTTTCTACTTGGTCCAGAATTTTTCTAAAAGACAAACATAGCTCTGGAATAAGCTTTCTTTTTTGATTACGCATAACAGAACCGATAATAATTGCATTATTGGGAATGTTATATTTTGCCCTAAGTTGATTTTGATCTAATATTTTGAATGTGTCTAGATCAACACCAGGAGAAGTAGTGTCTATATAGTTTATCTTACCAGAACTTTGTGTTTTTAAAACATTAGCACCCCAATCAGAATAAGTAAATACAGCATCAGCCGATAGAAAGGTTTCTATCCATTCTTCTTGTTGTGGCTCAGAATCAACGGTGGGCATCAATGCCCAATGAAAATAAGGCCTCAAAGGAGAGGCGGCTTGATATGCTGTCATCCAATAGTCCCTAACATCAATAACAACATCTGGCTTAAAATCTAATAGTACTTTCTCAAATCTCCATCTGCCAAATTGGTTGTCTCCTCTTGACGTATACTCTTTATGTCGAGGATCATTGTCTTTGACAGCGTTCGCATAGTAAATCCAGTCTATACTAGTATCTCTTGGATCATTTACGAAACCATAAGAAGCAAATTCAGCAATTACATACTTACCAGTTTTATGCAGTCTAGATAAAATTTCTTTTGCATAAGTTCCGAAGCCGGAACTTAAAAAACTGGCTTCTGAACACATTAAGATTCTAAGTTTATTTTTTGGGTTATTCATTAGATATAAAACAGGGGGCTTTCGCCCCCATGTTCTACTTTAGGTTTGAGGAGGTTATCAAAAAGCTACCGGTTCTGTTTCCTGAGTCTTATTCGATCTTGTAAGCTTAGTAATCTTGGAGAAGTTATTAACTCTGACCTTTAGACTACTGTGCTTAACTCCATCCTTTTCCCATGTGTCATTCCTTAAAGATCCCTCGATCATTACTAGATCACCCTTCTTAAAGGACTCCCCGATAATTTCTGCACCAGTATCCCAAGCTTCACAATTAATAAAAGAAGTGATCTTATCCTTCTCTCCGCTTGCCTTAGTATACTCTCTTGAAGTGGCAACTGTAAAATTAACAACAGCAGTTTGCTTCCCACCAGTACTGACAGACCTAACTTCTGGATCGCGAGCAAGATTGCCTCTAATCAATGTAATATTCATATTCAAAAAACTCCATAAAAGTAAAAAGTGAACCGACAGTAGTATTATAGCTCAGTGAGCACCCGTGTCAAGAAACGGGCAGAAAACATTTTTCTACAACAAAGCTATCTTTTGCCTTGCTTCTGCTACCTAAAAAAACCAGAATATTACCATTAAATAGATGGTCTTTATATTTAGCAAATTGGTCAGGAAAGAAGATCACGGAGTCTAGCATTCCAAATTGATCTTCTAAAGTTATGAATGCCATTTCTTGACCAGGATTTTTGCCTGTTTTAGTTTTTGTTATACTAATATTTGAGATTTCTGCTGCCATAATAATATTACTAGATAAACTAGAACTTTTAAATTCTTTGCAATTAGTATTAGACATAGTTATGTCATACGAGTCTAATCTAGAACATGTGATGGCTACTCCTAGGAGAGAACTCTCAGAATCCGATAACCATTCGATCTTATCTAGTAAGGAATACGGGGGCTTATCTAATGAGCCAATTAGGCCTTGGATTACAGTCTTCCTATTTTTGTTTATCTTTTCAGATAATAATAACGAAAAAATATCTCTAATTTTTTTGGAAGGAAATGTTTTAGCTAAATTTGTAAAGTGTTCTGATTCTTTATTGCTTAAACTGCTCACTACTCCATATTCAAATAACATTTCTGTTCTTGTTTTTTTAAAATAGTCTAATGCCCCACAAGATATTAGAGCTTTGCTTGCAGTGGAATTGATCTTTAATAAGATTTGAGACAGAGTTTGCGACCATGATAGTGTTTTTAAGTCTAATGTTTCTGATATTGACAGTATTTTATTATATACTGACTTTCCAACCCCCTTAATATCTGTTAATCCAAAATAGATCGCTTTATCTTTGAGAATAAATAATTCATTCAAATTTCTTAAATCGGGAATATGAACAATAATATCCATCTCTGTAGCATTTCGTACTAATTCTTTAATTTCCTGCTGTGGATCTATTTTATCCTTTGCGTACCTTAAGTATGATGCAAAGAAGATCTTTGGAAAATGGGCCTTTGTGTATGCAGATAAGTAGGCGTTCATTGCATATGAAACACCATGGGACTTATTAAAAGAATATCTCTGAGACTTTTCAATCCAACTAAAAATAGCCTCAGCTTCTTCTCTCGTTACAATTTTAAATTTATCTGTGCCTTCTAGAAATTTTTGTTTTATTTTAGCCATTTCTTCTGGTTTCTTTTTCCCAATAGCCTTTCTTAAAGCGTCTGCTTCTTGCAGATTAAATCCCGCTAGATCTTTGGCTATCGACATGGCCTGTTCTTGATAAATCATTTCTCCATATGTGGACCCTAAACATTTTTCTAAAGAGGGATGGAAATAATCTACAGATTCCAACCCATTCTTTTTGTCTATATAGTGATTAGATACGCTTTTCCCTTCTCTAAAAGCTTCAAGACAACCCGGCCTAAGAATACTAATCAATCCAGATAGCTGCTCAATATTTTCTGGCTTAAGTTTTTTAGACATAGTTTGTCCAAGTCTTGACTCAAGTTGAAAACATCCTTTGGTATTACCAGAAGAAATCAGATCCCAAGTTCTTGAGCATTCAAGATTCAAGCTCTCTAACTTTGGAGAGAATAATATTTTGGGAAATTGAATATCTTGTTTATCCAAAACTGGAAATTTACAACCACAATCAAATGTATAATATTCAGACATTGGCTTTGTTAAAAGATCCTTTGAATTTTACTTTTGAGCTAACATTGCGATGGAGCTTCATAAATCTTATTAGTATTTCTGCTGTGTCTCTAACATCCTTTAAAGCATCATGAGACCCTTCCGTGGAAATACCAAAATATCCTCTTAGGTTATCTAATGTATAATTCTTAAGTTCGTTATTTCCTTCGAACCAGTAGAAGATCATATTCATTAAATCTATGACATCTCTTGGATAGAATAAGCTACTTCTTTTTTCTTTATTGAGATTATTGTATTTAACACTTAATCTTTCTATGATTCTCATATCGTATCTGTTGATATTGTACCCTGCAGCAATAGGTGCTGTAAAACAAGATTTCTTATCAGACCTAATATGATACATTTCTAAATAAGAGACAAACATTTTCCATCCCTGGTCTTGCTTTTGGTGTCCTTTCCATTGGTCTAAAATATCTTGTTTAGAGCAACCTCTAACCTTGGAATGAAAATCCAGAACATCACTATCTGCATAGGCATATTCAGAATCCTTTTCTAAAAGTTCTGGTCTCATATTAATGTTAAATTCAGAATCTTGCACTATCTCAAGCCTAAAGGGGTCAATGATAAGTGCGGCAATTTGTACGGGACTACAGATATCGGGATTAATTCCATCTGTCTCGAAATCAAACACACAAATTTTTTGAGAATTAGCCATTTACCTCTACCAGAGTATTGCCGGGGAAAAAAGTTTTATTACTAGCGTTGCCAGCAGTCTCGGCATTAATAGACCTGCAACAGCTTACCTTGACCTCATCAACCTTCTTATATTCAACACCATTCACTACAAATGTGGCATTGACAGGAACATCGCTTAATAGTTTTTGCATATTATTCTCCTTTTTCTAAAATGTCTGTTATGGTCATAATCTTATCTAACATTGCAACACCCAAAATATCAAATTTTATTACACCCAAATCCTCAAGATCCTGCATCTCCATTCCGGCGATAAGTTGATCGTTTTTTGTATCGTAAATCATCGGACAAACATCGGATAAGTCCTGAATACTAATAGCAATTCCTGCTGCATGTTTTGATTGATTAGACTTTACTCCCTCTAAACGTATTGCCTGTTCAAATCTTTTAGCTAGAGGACCAGACAGCTCATTATCATCATTAATATAGCACCAGTCTTTGAGTTTGTCAACATTGTTTTCTAACGCCCACCTGATAATCGATGCTTCACCGGTTTCTTCTTTCATTTCTTGAAGTTCATCTGCTATTTTGGCTTCATCTGGTATAAACTTTGTGATTTTATTCATCTCGTCAAATGATATATTACCATATACTCTTAAGACTTCTTTAAGTGCGCCTCTGCCTTTCATCGTATTATACGTAATCATTTGTGATACTTTATTGTATCCGTATTTATCCTTAATATACTTGATAATCTCTTCTCTTTTATTTATTGGCACATCGACATCAATATCTGGCATGGAAATTCTATCAGACGTATTGCGTCCAGTATTATAGAATCTCTCAAATATTAAATCATATTTTATAGGATCTATAGAAGTGATCCCAATTAAATACGAAACCAGACATCCTGCCGCACTTCCTCTCCCTGGACCAGGAAGCCAATTATTCTCTCTAACATAACGCAGAATATCTTGGACAATTAAAAAATAGCTAGAAAGACCAGCGCCTTGTAACACTTCTAGTTCATGTTTGATCCTTTCTGTGTATTGTGGCTGTTTGTCTTCTGGTATATGGTTCTTGATCTTTTCTCTCCATCCACGACGACATAGTTCTCTTAAGTATTCATCTGGATTAAGATTATTTGGACATTCAAACTTAGGTAACATGGGCTTGTGTAGAATATCATAACTTTCACACATACTATCAACCAAATTAGTATTATCTATTTCTTCTTCTGTGTGAAGTTCTCTAATTTCTTGTGGAGACAAGATGTAATATTTATCAGATCTGAAGAAACAATCCATCATTATATCTTCATTATTTAGAATCTTTTTATTAATATCGACTAAAGTTGTCTTTAGATTGTTGCATAATAGTATCCTTTGATCAACAGCGTCTTCTTGAGCACAATAATGTGCATCTGGGGTACATATGACTTTGGTGTGGGTATTCTGGCCCAAGTCTCTTATAATCTTAGTCAAAGCTATTTGTTGTGGCAGATATTCTTGGTCCATAAGCTGGGCCTCTAGAAAGAAATTATCCTTACCAAATATATCTTTCATATGAGAGATAAATTCTGTGCCAATCTTATTGGCGTTATCTGGATCTTCCATAAGCTTATAAGCCAGTGTGGATCCTAAATGTCCACAGAATCCTAAAATATTACCATCTAAATATCGAGCTAATTTATCAAAACTTAATCTTGGTTTATGATAAAAGTTGTCTTTATTATTAGATTCTGAAACTAAACTAACTAGGTTATGCCAACCTTGTTTATTCTTAGCCAGGACTATGAAGTGTGTTAGTTTTGCATTTTCCTTAGTCTTAATTGTTGAATCATCATTACTAATATATAGCTCGCAACCCAGAATAGGCTTAATATTCTTAGCTTTGAGTGATTTATAAAACTGCACTGCTCCAGAAATTGATCCATGATCTGTTATTGCACAAGATCTTAGTCCTAAAGCTTGACATCTAGCAGCTATTTGAGCTGGCTTACTTAGTCCATCCAAAAGTGAATAATGAGATTCACCTAAGAATGGACATGCAGAGGAGTATATACCTTTGTCATGTCCATCTATTTTGTCTCCTTATGTTGTGCCTGGGGCTTTGTACTTACCGAATGTATGACCAGAGTGCTTATATAGGTCTACGACATTATTGATCCCATAAAGTTCTACATCGTGCTTAACCTGTTCGCACTTACTCATTATTGATCCGTTGGAACATGTCTGATTATCCCTGTATTCTACTATAGCTGGTATTGATGAATTTTCAAATGTGGTTTTACCAAAATGACACAATTTATTACACATCCAGCTTTTGTGTAGTTTTGGCCTCTTGGTGTTCTTAATAATTTCAAATTTATCTCTAAGCATATCTTCTGTTTTACTTAAATCAGAATCATCAAAACAAATCGAAAATGGACCACCATCATTGATAAAGTATATCGAAAAAATTATGTGCTGAATATGTGGAAACAAATGCTTAATAGCGTAATGATATATTCTAAGTTGCGGATCACTCTCTAGTTTCTCTTGCGTTTTTTCTTTTCCCGTAGCCCAATCTAGCCTTCGTCCCGTTTTCCAGTCGATGACTTCTATGGTATTATCGTCAACAAGAGTGATCAAGTCAATAGTGCCTTTTAAAGCTAAATTTCCGCTCAGCTTACCTTCTGATGTATCAAAAGAATATTTTGCCCAATTTTTCTTTATTTCAAAATCAAAGTGCTGTTCTGGACACAATATATTTCTATTGCGAGGATCAAACATACCATTATTAAATTCTATTGCTTTATATACCCAACTATGACAGTCTTTATAGTCTTTTGGCGACCATTTATGATGACTGGAGCTATTAGAGTAGTATGTATATACTTGTTCAATAATTGTATTTAGATTATATTGATTGATGTCTAGTTTGCCAACAATATCGTCTACAATAGTATCTTGTTTATTCTGTTGGGCCTGTTTGATAACGGCTAGTATTTCTAATACTTTATGAACTATTGTTCCTTTGTCTGCCTTTTGTCCAGACGGCCCTCTCCATCCGAGTACGTACTCAAGGAAATATTGTTGTTCACAAAGAGAATGGGTATTAAAAGAACTGCTACGAAAATAAGTTATGATAATTTTAGTATCTCCTCTATGATTTTTTTAATGTGTGCGGACTGCTCATAAAGAGAATATTCAGAATTATCTATAACATAGTCAAAATTTGACCAGTCGTATTTGTCTTTATCTAGAATAGACTCACTAATATGATCTGAGTGGAATGGGTCCCTAGTCAGTCTGATTACTTTTCCTCCATTAGACTTTATTGCCTCGATTTCGTTTGGAAATCTACAATCTGTTACTATCGATACTGGAACGTTTTCTCTAACAATTTTCTTTAAAGTAGAGTCTACCCAAACATTCATATGCATGGATCTAAAAATATCAGTACCGATAAATTGCATCACTTCTCTGGCGCTCAAATTTTTATTTTCCCATTTTAGATGAGTGGTTTGATTTTTATCTTCATCAGAACCATAACATTGTTTATAGTCTAATCCTAGTATATTTATACATATGTCTTTCTTAAGAGTGTCTGCAAAATTATAGATCTTAATAGACTTATTTAGCGTGTCGAAACACCTGGACATTATGAAATCATTTGATAGTGTATTATGTGGATCAAAAATTCCCTCATACTCTTTTTCTCCATATAAGTCTGAGACAATAATTTCTCCAGATTCGCTAAGAAAAATCTTTTCTGCAATATCAAGCTGAGACATGAAGAATGAGTAGATTAAATTCCCAACAGTACTTTTGCCAGACTGTTTTCTCCCAGAGACACCAATAATCATATAGTATACCTTTCAATGGTAGGAAGAATATTTTGCTTAATAGACTCTGAACTCATTTCTGCGACATCGGGATAGTCTATGGTTAAATTGATCACATTATATGTTTTATTGCATTTAGCCTGAATTTGTTCGGCCGCTTTCTTGCCTGCTTCATCACTATCCATGATAGTAATTATAGTCATGGCTCCGGAAATATCCAGCAAGGTCTTTTGCTTATCTTTTAGTGACGAACCAAACAGTGCTACAGAGCTATGGATGCCCGACTCCTCCAATCTCCATACATTCCCTGGGCTTTCTACCAATACAACAACAGATGTTTTTTTAATATGCTCTTTAGCATACCAGTAGTTGTACAAACACTCCTCTGCCTTAAAACCATCGCTATGTTTCCATTTTGGTAGCATTCCACTGGTTGATCTGCCGCTGCATCCTATCATAAATTTATGGTCATGATCATATATAGGAACAACGGCCCTACCCGACATTTCCTTACCTTCTGTCACACAATCTCCAACATCATACTTGATCAGGATTTCAGAAGAAAAATTCCTATTCAAAAAATATGTTGAAGGAATTTTCAGTGCTTTTACTATTGTGCCTCTGGTAATTTCTCTAATAGGCTTTTGATCTTGTGTCGCCAATACTTTAATAGTACTTACGAAAGCATCTTTCTCTTTTTGTTTCTTAGAAACCTTAATGTCTTTCAAGTCGTGCTCTGTAAATTTGACGATAAAATCAACAGACTCAGCAAAAGTAGCAATCTTATCTCCTGGTTGTTTCCAGCCATATCTATTATGAGATAAGCACCCTCTTACGAATCCTATTAGGGATGATCTAAATGTAGATTCACATTGTTGTGTTCTGCATTTCCAGTTTCCTCTATAGTCATCTCCTTGATGATATAAATTAAATGCTGACTCATTATCTCCACCATGTATTGGACATGTTAATGTTATCATTCTATCCATTAAACGATAATCATAAATATCCAAAGCCTTTAATAGATCTTCTATTCTATCACAAGCCAGGTTTGATATAGCATTTAATTGGAACTGATCATATGAATGATATTTCTTGGTCATTATTTTCATTAACTATGAATCCGTCTTTAGTGCTTTTAGTATTATGTGCCAATTCTAATTTAGTTTTACCTTCTGTGATTTTTGCACACCAACCCTTCATGTGACAATTGATATAATCGTTGTCATCTAGTCCTCCTCCATGACGACTAATAATAGGTATTAATTTACGATTTCCCCCATCTGGACCGTCTTCTGCTAATTCTTCATCTGATTTTCTCTTGAATATAGTAAAGTTACTACACAACCAAATGATTCTATCTGAACCACTTGCGGTATCTGTTCCTTCTTTGGAAATACCATCTCTATTTAACTGAACAAATCCTACAATTGGTACTCTGTATTTAACAGCAAAATTATGTAATGCGGTCATCATAAAACCAAGAACCTGGTATTCTTTGAGATCCTGAGACATTCCAGAAGAATCCATCAACTTTAGATAATCATAAAATATAACACAGTCTTTTGCTGTTCCGTCATCATTCAGACCAACCTCTTTAACGAGCCATCTTCTCATAATAGAAAGCTGCTCCTCAAATGGCTTGCCAGCGATACTCTTGTGGTACAGAGGGCTTTGTTTAAGTTCTTCGGATGCTTCCTGTATCTTCTTTAAGAGGTTCGGGGATTCTGCGAATTTCCCTGTTTCGATCTTGGATAACTCTATTTCTGTAATCATGGCCAATAATCTATGAATATGGTCTTCTTTGGTCATTTCTGTATCCATATTTAATACTGGAATTTTCAATTTATTTGCAATATGAAAACCCATATTATCTACCATCAAGCTCTTGCCGATTTTGGGTCTGGCAGCAATCATATTGATAGTGCCTCTTCTTAAGCCTCCCCCAATAGCCTGATCATATACAGGAAAGCCAGTAGAAATACCAACTTGATCAATCTTGTTCTCTTGTAGAAATTGGACATACTCACTTAATCCTTCCCCCATTGTGGAAGGAGAAGATTCAGAGTCAGAGGATAGTGATGCAGAGAAGTCGAAGATTGCGTCCTCTGCCACCCCTAGAATAGACGATACGTTTTCTGTACCGGTTATATCTAGCAATTTGTCTTTGATCGTATCTAATTGCTTATGTAATTGTCTTGTGATCTCTAGTTTGCGTATTTTGGCCGCAAACTTTCTTGAATTCTCCAGATTAACCGGGAAATCAAATATAGCCTTAAGATGCTGTGCTTCTGACTTTTGATTTAAGATATGAGAAACATCAAGCTCCTGTGCTGAAGCATATATTAGGGCTATATCGATGTTTGGTTTTGGATATTTTTCACAAATATTTTTTAAGCATCTATATAGAATTTGATTACTATCTACCGTGAATGTGGTTTCAGTAATAAGATCTGAGATATCTAGAAACGCATCCTCTCCATATTTTAAAATGGAGGCAAGGACGGCCCTTTCTGACGACGGATCACAAAGAATCATAAATTAGCCTGATTGGGTTGAACAATTATTACATTTATAACGAGAAGGAGCTTCAAATAGTAAGGCGGGACTAATCGTTTCTTTTTTCCCACAAACTCTACAACTAACTTCTATCATTTCAAATTCCCTTGTTCTAGCAACTGGAGGGGATTTGCTAAGAGCTTTATCTATGGCTATGTCTTCTTTGTGCATTGAGAATTCTGACATCTTCTCAAACTTATTTGGAATTCCAGAAGACTCCCTAGATCTTTTTTTACTCTTTGTTTTCATTATGGATTCTGGTCTGTATTCTTCTTCTTCTTCTGTCACTACCGGCTTTTGCTCCGACCCCTTTGGCAATAGTGCCTGTAGTATTTGAATAAGACTTTGTATTTGTTCTGGATTTTTCATTAATTCATTAAGATCCATGTTTCACCTTTGTCCTTTGAATAGATAACATAATATCCGATAAATGCTTAATACTATTTGCCAAATATTGTAATCTATCGCTTCGTTGTTTAGCGTATTTTTTAATTTTGTTTAGAGCTTCTGCCTTATCATTATGCTTGATAGCCTGTAATGATTTTTCAATATAGCCGTACCCCTTGTAATTATTGATTTCGTCAGCTATAGTCTCTTTGATAGTTTCATCTGCCCAATTCAATCTCGACAGCTCTCTATTTATAGATCGCTGAACATGAAATGCGAACTGCCCTAATCTATAGGCTATTTCTCCACAAACTTCAGGCGTTGTTTTTTCTAGTTCGTCTCTACTCATTTGAAAATAAGTATTGAGCTCTTCTTCTGGAAAAGTATCTGCTCTGTATGTTCCTAGTCCGATACCCTTTTCGTATTCATCAAGAACCTTATCCCATTCATTAACTTGTTCTTTAGTATTCATTTTTTTATCCTTGATGCCCATTGGTCTATTTGATCAAATGGTAATTCTATATATTCAATGCCATTTAATTCACACCAATCTTTCTTCTCTTGATCTCTTTTCTTGTGTCTAATAAATCCTAGTGGACTATTATGGAAAAATCTACTAAATTTATAGTGTTGTTCACCATGTACTTCTATACATTTCTTAACCAGAGGCAAATAGAAGTCTAAATAAAGGATTTCTGATCTTCTGATATTGATTGGTATTTCTTCTAAAACCTGTAGGGTAGGAAAACAAGCGTGAATTAAATTTCTGGCCTGCAAATGTAGACTAGACTTATTTTGAACTGACCCATGGGCAATATTTCCAATCAATTGCCAATTACAAGAATTGCCATCTAAGTCTTTTACTTGCATTTGATTCCCATAGTATCCTTGACCTTTATCCATAAATCATCATAAACTTTAGGATGATCAACCAAATACTGTCTCGTTTTCTCAAGACCTTGAAATTTGGGTTTGTCCTCGACAGATGATATAGTATACCACGCACCGCCCTTTGACACAAGTCCTAAATCTACAGCGAGCGTAAGTAATTCCATCTGCTTATCAATTCCCTGACCATATCTAATATAGCTTGTAATTTTACCGCCAGGAGCACCTAAAGCAGAACACATTACTTGCCAATGTACCTCTTGACCGATTTGAGGACTATCTGTACTTAAATTCCAAGGACTAAAATAGTTAGCTTTGATTTTGATATCTGTTTGATAAGCAATAGCTTGGCCGCTCTTTTCTTTCCACTCGCTATGACCCATACCCGGATTACCCATTTGATGAGTAATACCTATAACCACATTCCTGTTAACAGGAATAACATTCGATACTTTCCTGCAAAACTTAGCCAATAGTTTAGCTCCGTCTGCTCTTTGCATCTTATCCATATCGCTAGTAATTTCTGCTTCTGTACACAGAGCAGAATACGAGTCAATAATAACTATCGACCCTGGAATTTCATTAATGATTCTTTCACCAATTTGTAAGTATTCTTCTGCATGTAGAATCTTGCCTTCTTGAGATCCTATAATATTGAACTTATCTAGATTTAATCCTGGTATGCCTTCTAGATCTCTTTTCTTTAAGCGACCTTCTATATTAAGATAGTAAACTTCTCTCCCCTCTTTGAATGATCCGTGAGCATATTCTTTTTTTTGTGCTGTTGCACAGAAATCTAAGGAGGTAGTTGTATTATGAGTAACAATAAAATGATCGGTTAGGTAGAGTCCATCCTTATGGTCTATCTCTATACATTGAGCTTCTTCATGAGAAATCTTTTGGATGTCTACAATTTTTCTGCACAAATCAGGTTTAATTCTTTTGTGCTTGGTCTGTTTCCTAGGTAAACTAAATAGTTGATTAATATTATTCCCATGAATACAGAGCCTATATGAAAGAAAAGTCTTATTATTACACTTAGTATTTCTTGGTGTCAATACAACAGAATAGCCTAGTCCCTCTAAGAGTTCTCTAATATCAGAAGCTAATTTTGGTGATACTGTTGAATATTCTGCTCTTTTCCCTTTGCTATTATAACCATCAGTATCCATTAATCCACGGATTAATGCCAGCCTATTACTTAATGATACATATTTATAGGAGTTTGGTATAAACTTATTATGAGAATTACAACCCATTAGACCTAATCTTTTCAGATCTCTGGTTAAGGTATTTTTTACTAGAATATTTGAATCAATTTTTCCGCTAATAGTATAATCATATTTATCAATATGTTTAAAAGATAGTCCTTTTTGTTGACAAAATGATCTGAATTTATTTGCGATGAACTTGTCAGAGGTTGTAAATCTTGGAGTTTTTTGTGTCAATCCTCCGTCTCCTATCAAGCACCCTAAAATATATGGATCAAGAATAAGTTTATTCTTCTGCTTAAAGTAAACAGGTTCCGTTAATGGAATCTTCCACTTCCAACGATCATTGTATCTCAATCCTTCTTTAAGGATCTGTTCTAGAGTTATTGTTACATAATCACTTCGACGATTATTTTTAGCTACAGTCCAATTATGTTCCAATCCACATTCTGTTGAAGAGCCATCGTTAAATATAACCTTATAAATATCCTTCTTCCCTTGTGGATATACTCCGATAACTTTTCCGGTACTGCCATCAGGAGTACAGACTACTGTTCCAATTTTCATTTCTCCCATTGTGCTTGGTCCATCGGGGGTGTATATTAGACTATCTAACGGCATTTCTTTGCCGCATTTAGGCTGACCAGTAAAAATAACGAATGATCCTTCTGGGATACCTCCATTCAAAACGACATCTAATGCTGGACTAACGGGAATAGTAACTAACGACTTATCAATAACGGCATTTGCCGTTAGCATGACATTATCGCCAAAATTCTTTTTTACATCTTCTTTAAGACTACTCATCATCTAATTCCTTTAGTTTTGATATGATGTTGCGCTTTTTTACTGGTTGTCTGAATGACTGTCTATCATTTCTATTTATCTCAAGGGTGAAATCAGTGTTCTCTGACTCTATGAGATTCTTGTACTTTTCTATGATAGGTATAAGGAATGGAGCGCGCAAAGAATAAATATTTTTCCCTTTGTCGTCCTGCAATGCCTTTATTATAGGTTTTGGTCCATATTGCTTAACTAGTTTATTAGCAGAAGCAATTTGGTTTCTATAGAACTTGGCCCACGTTGAATGTGTCCAAAATCTATAGTGTAAATCTAATTTATCTTTTCTTGCCTTATTTTCACATATTATCTCAGTGATAAACTGTGCTGCGGATACAGTTTTACCATTTGAGTATTTAGACGGATATGTATTGCTCATTACTTTTTAGGTTTAAAAATTGACTTGTTCAGATCTCTTCCTTGAGTTCCTTTTGCTCTTGTTGTATCGTTCATTTCAGAAGCTTCTCTCGTCATGATAGATACAGAATTTAATCCTTTTGAGGATGTATGCCTAATCATTAGGTCTGGGGATGCAATCTTTTTGGGTGGGTTTTCCGCTATAATCTGATCCACCACAGACTGAACACTACTTTCTGGTAAGCTAACCTTTTTTGCTATAGAACCAATATCGTGCTGTTGACTAAATAGCCATCTAATAGCGTATTCTTTGACTGTTGGTATTTTTGCCATTATCCTAGCTCTCTTTCTGCGTTATGTAAATAAGATAGGTTTTTAGTATTCAAAAAATTGACATATAAATCAAATGCTTTAGCATTTACATCTCTAAATTTAGATTCAGTTTTACAAACCTTATCTAGAAAAGTATTTGTTTTTTCTTGTCCATAAATAGATACTGGATTATATAGTTTACCAGTATTATTGATCTTTACAAGATACCTGATAGATCCATCTTCTCTAACTATTTTTTTAGCTAAGGACTTATGGATATTTTGTTCTAAAACTCTACTATTTTTATTAGTATCTACAAAGTCTCCAGTGTCCACTAAAGAATAGTATTCGTTTTCTTCAGAATCCCTGGTTTTGGGATTCATAATAAAATCATTTTCATTAAATTCAGTTATTTTTTGCGTCTTCATAAGATTTGCTCATAGATTTTTCTAAATGATTAAAAAAGGCTTTCAAGAATACATTATAGTCTTTATTTGACGGGATAGGGATTCTATAGTTTTGTTTACAGATTTCTTTTGTTCCAATCTGTTCGCCAGATTCATCCTCTTCCATTACGCTTGCCATAACATTAATAACTATTTCATGTCTACATGCTATTAATTTTTTGTCTTCTAAAAAAAGAGCATCATGTATTGAGTCATGATTAATACCTTCGTATAGCCTATAAACTAATTTCTCTATCTCATCTGCTTTTGCGTCTTTTGGTAGCTGATCCATTGTCTGTCCATTTCATTTTAGATTTTGGTTTATCTATTCTACTCATTCCAGTCGGCAACGATTTGGTCTTATCAAAACCTTCTTTATATGAATTGTGTTTTGCATACAGGTGATGTTTTTGATCGTCACTAAATCTATCATTATTTCTTTTAGCTAAATGATCCAGCGTTTTTACTTCGGAATCAGCTAATTTAATAGAGGTATTAATTGAGCTTAAATCATCCTCGTAGGATCTGCTTGCAGTAGATCCGCATTGGTCACATGATTGCTGATCTTGATAGGCTTTGATGGTAAAAAATAATTCAAATTTGTGGTTACACTTGTTGCAGTGAAAGGTGTATGTGGGCATTACTTGATCTCTCTTTGAGCATGATTTAACCACTGAGTATTTTCTGTTGATAAAAAATTGAGATATTTATTGAATACAGATTCTGAAACTTCTGTAAATTTGAGATTTGACTTGCATGTCTGGTTAATAAATGACTTTTTTATCTTTGGTTCTATCGAATGAAGCTCAATAGGATTGTGTATAATTTTATTTGGGTCGGTCATAATATAATAACCGTATCTCCTAACAGTACTATCCTTAAAGTGTTTTGATTTTTTGTCTTTAGTACATTTAGCGTAAACATTCTTATTACTCTCTAGATTACATCTAGGGTATCCAGAATCATCCATAAAATCTTCGAGTCCTATCTTCGTATAAAATTTTGGACTAAAATCATTATCATGATTAATTACGAAGGAATCTCTATCTATTCTCATAAACTATATGACCTCGGTAAATACGATATCCATTCTGTCGGTATCTTGTCCTTTATTGTAAGTAGACGATGTGTCATTGGCAAGAATTTTAAATTTTTCTTTGGTGCAATAGGCAGGTTTTGTAATGGCATATTTGCTTGTTTGGGCGTTTTATTACCCTTTTTCCTATTGCAAGATACGCAAGCCGTTACAATATTGGTCCAGCATGTTGGGGATCCTTGTTCGTAGTCCCATTGAGATTTTGGCACAACATGATCATATGTTAAGACCGCTATCTCTTTTTGTTTATTACAATATTGACAGGTATAATCATCTCTTAAAAAGATATTTTTACGAGAAAAATTAACTTGCTCATTATGAATGCGAAAATATTTAGCGGTTTTTACTACTGCTGGAATAGGATATCTTTTATTATGGGTTCCCATAATATAATCATCTTTATAGAAGTCTATAACCTCTACTCCAATAGAAGTATCTGTTTCATGTCTCATGGACCATATTAGTGCTCTTTTCCAACTAATAATGCCCATTGGACTATAATCAGCATTTAATACTAAAGATCTTTTATGATTTTCTTTCATCTTTTTCGTAATTATCTAGTCTTCCGATTATTTTACCAATGATGGGATTTCTGACAATATCAGCGTGCTCTAACCTTGATACTCCTATATCCTCTACTCCATCTAGGGCATGAATCATATCATAAAAACCTCCTTGCATGTGTCTATGTAGGTCAGATTGACTAACGTCTCCAGTTAGAATCATTTTGCTATTCATTCCGATTCTGGTTAATAACATTTTAAGTTGATCATATGAAGCATTTTGGCACTCATCGGCAACAATAAAAGCGTTATGAAAATTACGACCTCTCATAAGACCTAGTGGCACTATTTCAATTTTATTATTTGTTTTTAGGTTTACAAATTGAGCATTTGATATGAAGTAATTAACCTCGTCAAGTAATGGTAATAAATATGGATGTAATTTTTCTTCTGCTGTTCCTGGTAAATATCCAATCTTCTCTCCGGATTCTACTACTGGTCTAGTAATAATAATTTTTTTGACCTTTTCATCAAGAAGATATTCTAGTGCCATGCCGATAGCGATATGGGTTTTACCACTCCCTGCTACGCCCTGACAAAAAGTAATAACATTTTCTGCAGCATTTCTTATATATTCTTTTTGATTATCTGTTCTGGGCTTTAATCTATTTCGGTAAACGGCTCCTTGTTGAATAATATTGTTTGTTGCATCAATCACCTTGGACCTTTTCTTTGTGTTTTTTTTTCTCAAGGCTTACCCTTTACTATGAGAGAGAGATGTACCAATATATGTGTATAATACACCGCTATCTATAGCTTATTAAATTATTCTAATTAAATTAATCAGTTTAATTTGATCATCTTTTACAATAAACACGCTCCTCCAGCACAACTTATTTCTTCTATACCTGCAGTATTATCTTCGGTTTCTGATAGCTGGGTGTAGTCTACTTTTTGAAAACTATCAAATAAATCGCAATAGATTTTCCAATTATAGACATCCTTCATGCAATATGTAAGTCTCTTGACATCTCCTTCAAAATATTTGCCAGCAAAGTTTTTCATTTTTGTTACAAATTTAATTTTGTGTTCATCATCAGTATCTTTGGCTTGATTCATTGATACATAATCGCAAGCAGCCCAAAGATTATTATTAAAGGAATTGAGACCGAGCTCTATTAAACCAGAACACCATAAAGCGGCATCCCCATATTCTTTAACAATTTCTCTACTAGTGTAAACAGTAGTAAATGGGGCTTGAGGATAGTCCTTATCTCCGCTTTGTGGAATCAGGGATATTCCTGCAAAATATTTTCGATTATCATAAATATATTTAGTTACAGAATCCCACTCGTCTTGTTTAACTGTGACAGTATTACTTACGTTATGACTTAAATATTCCTGAGTACATAATGATCTATTTTTACCAGATTGTACCCAGTTCTTTTGAGTCTCTTTTACAACAGATAGCATGTCTACTGCCGGTAATTGATTTCTTAACTTTGCACCATCTGGAACCTCTATTGGAAATTTAATAACTTCATCAGTATTATTTGCTGACCATGAAGATTTTTGACAGGCTTGTGGGTTTAGTTTTTTAAAGTGTTGATATGGTGCTTCTAAAATGTTAGCTTGTACATGACGTATATATCGTTTGGCATGGTGAGGATGAATACCGGAACTAGTCCCCAACATACTTGACGAAGTACCTTCTGGCTTCAAACAGGTTACTCTGGCAGCTTGATTAATATTGATCTTCTTAGCAATTTGCTTATTAGTCTCAACAGCAATCTTTGCTCCCTTAGTTAATGTTTTTTCTGATAATACCAGATCATGCTTTTCCATAGTGCCAGTTAATGAAACTCCAAGCAAGGCTTCTCTTTCAAATATCTTTTCACTAGTCTGTCCGAGATATTCCATTTTGGTAAAGCCAGCCTGTAAAGTGCCTATAATTGCTGCTGCTCTACATCTCTCATAAAAATCTTCTTCGTCTTCTACACTAGAGCAATTTATGGTAGAGAGATTACATCCTTGCCATCCAGTTTTTCCGGAGGCTTCTTCTATAGGCCACATTCCAATTTCGACACAAGGATTAAAAATCATTTCTGTTGATTCGCTCCAAATAAATCCCGGTTCTCCAAACTCTTTTACTGATTGCATTAAGATAGCAAATTGCTCAAAAGTAGTTTCGTTCTTTAGGAGTAGTGCAGAATTGTTGCTACGCGCTCTTTGTGGATTTTCTACATACCAATTGCCTGTTTTTGCTTTAGCCATCTCTTCATCGTCGGGACTAAATAGGGCTAGAGAAGCACTTCTTCTGACACCACCAGACAGAACAGCATCGCTGCTATGCATAACAATGTCATAAGCGTCAATTGGTCTTAGTTTTTTTTGGCCGTTACTAATACATCTATCCAGCAAAGCTCTGATCTTCTCAAGTCCGTTAGCCAACGGTTCGTATCCGGGGGCTTTGCCAACACCAGATGCTAATGACGATCCCTTGGGTCTGATATTAGAATAATCAAATACGATATGACTATTTTTGTATTGTTTGAATTCTTCAACTGGCTTACTAAAATAAGAACTTAATAATACCCCCAGAGCATTGGCCCATCCTTCAATACTGTCATCAATTACATATTTGATAGCTTGATCATTTTCTATTTCATGTTCTAGTATTGGCAATTTTGCAACGTGATGTTTCTGTACACTAAATCCTGTACCAGAACCACATAATAGCAACCAAAAACACTCTTGGAAGAATCTTAAGCGATCACAATAACTTGCTGTGCAATTATAAATTTTTGCATGTCTCTTTAGAATAGGATCTCCACCGAACTGCAATGCTCTTTGACTACCAAGAACCTTCTTTTTATACATAATATCATATGCCCAATCGATATCTTCTGCTATACCAAAAGAGTCATATTGAGTATGCATCATTGTTCGTACTCTGTCAACAGCCTCTTTCCAAGTTTCTCTGCGATTCTTATCCTCTAACCAACGAGCATATTTACTAACGAATGTATAATTTTGTAGTTCTTGAAGAGCCGACATGTTATCTCCTATTAAGTAGTGCGATGAGTCCTAGAATGATGGTGACAGCAAATTGTCTATTTATACCTGGGTCACCAATATATTCTAGATATGATAAATAAAATATTGAAATATAGAAAATGAAAATTGATATATTCATATTACACCACATAAATTCTTGAGCCAAGATAGATCTGGTGTTACTTTCACTATCTTGATTCCGCTCATATTAACAAAAGTGTCAAATATTTTTTGTGCATTTTCATCAAACAGATGAGTTCCGTGATCATCGACCATATAAACTGTTTGAATGCCTTCTTGCCACAGAGCCATTATGCAGTCATTGCAGCATTGGCCTGTTACATACGCTATTCCATTATCTGGTCTAACCACACAGTTGGATAATGCATTTCTTTCTGAATGAACCATCCATACGTATTTATCTGGGCGATTCTTTGGAAGTTTACTGTCGTCTAGTCCTCGTGGATAGCCATTATATCCCACTCCCAGTATCCTATTATTTTGATCTGTTATCACACATCCGTGCTGAGTATGAATATCGTGGCTTCTTTGGGAAACAACTTTTGCTAGTCCCAAGAAATAGTCTGTCCAGATTGGTCTCATTTTAAGAGTTGATTATTTTTCTAATAGCTTTTTATAAAATACTAGGGAAGTAACTGCTCCGGCTACTCCCATTATTACCCCTGCGGGCTGTAATGGAGTCATACCCAATAGATAGGTTATTATACCTCCGCAGTACGATCCCGCAACCCCTAGAGCTATAGTTTTCCAAAAGCCAAAATTTTCTTCTCCTGGCACTACACTCTTAGCTATAGACCCTACAAACAAACCATAAACACACCAGATCATTATATTAAACATTTGCTGCCTCCACTAAAGTTGTTACTTCATCATCCGTGAGAATTTCTCCTGTTTCTAACAAAGCATTCAATATTGCTAAAGAATATTTTTCATAATCTTCTTTTTTCATTTCTCTACGAAGAATTTTTTTAATTCTCATTTTGGTAAACCAGCCTCTGCGTTCACTAAAAGTATGAAGTTGCTCACCATACATTGAATACTTATCTTCTGCTGTAGATTGAGCGGTTAGTTTATTTTTATTGCACTCTTGGAGTATTCTTACGCAGGTTAGGATGATGCTGATGATCATTAATATGGTTACTATAGCAAAACCATAATTGTCTGTTTTGGGAACGGTGGACTTCTCTAAAACTTTGATTGCGATAGTCTTCAGTTTTTCATTATTAACCATAACTATCTCCTAATCATTGGTGGATTTGGACATTTGCCGTCTGGGCAATTAACTGCTTTTGGAATAGATGGAGTTATTGATTTAATGGGCCCAAGAGACACAGAACCCTTATCTGCTTCACAATATGTACAATCAATTTTTAATATACCATCACCACTCATGTACCATCCCTTACCTTTGCAAACAGGACAGTCTTTTCTTTTGTACTTTTGTGATGTCTCTTGGGTATGCTTTGCTTTAATAATACCTCCAGCAAGAGTTACCGGGGCCGTTGTAGACCCATAGTAATGAGACTGGGTGAATAACAAACTAACACAGAATAGACCAACAAATAATTTATTCATTTTCATCTTTCCATGGAAGAGGTATAATATTGTCGATAGTATCTATAACCCTTTTTAATGGACGAGGTCTATTGGGTTTCACTGGAGTATTAGGGTTGTCTACTTTCGGTTTAGGTGTAAGTTTTTCTTGTGCCTTACTAAACAACCTTGATAGTGTTTCTATAACACGAATAATCATATTGATGATGGCTCTAATCTCTAATCTTTCTCTTAGATTCATAAAAGATTCCTAGTAAGAATTTAGGTATGTATTAATATACACCTAATAAGAGATGATCAATTAAATTAGCAAATTGCTATTTTAGAGATAGTCATCAAATCCATAGCTTGGTAGTTTTTGTAGGGGGAACCCATCAAAACCACTGAAAGCATACGAACCATTCATGGCTAACATTCCGGCAGCAACATCAGCACGAATTAAGAAAGACCCGTCTGGAATTGGACCCCAATCAGGATGACCCCCATCATTCCACTTACCCCAACTATTTTGGACTAAAAATGCGGGCTCACTACCAGTATCGTCACAAGCTATCCAAGCCATGCAATGTCCCCAATTACCAGATGTTTTAGCAAATCCCTTTTTATCTCTCGTATTACTAAAACCATAATTAGAACATACAGCCAAACCGTATCCGTTAGCAAGGGCATCTCGTGCTTCTTCTACTGTTCGTATTAGTGAAGCAGTCTTAATTTGGTGGTCATTTGCAGTATCTATTACTTTGTCGGGTAGTCCACGACCTCCCCAGCCAGCACCAAGATTACCGTTGTATTTGCTGAAGTCAGCAACTCCAGGGTAATTTTTCCTTACTACTATTCCACCGATTTTACTAACAAATTCTGCAGCCCTAGAGCAACTCATCCCTTCACCAGAAAAGCCTCTTGCTCCATAGATAGCTTCTGTTGCTCCTTTTGCTATCCAGTCTTCTCTCTCATTTCCTATATCTATTTCTACGGCTCGCGTAACATCACAAGCATTTCGTGTTCCATGACTTACACAATCCCCAGTGGTTTGTCTTTCGTTATAAGGGTTTTTATCAAATTTTAACACACTCTTATATGGTGTTGAGAGCTTACCCTTACCACTGCCACTAATTTTTTTACTAGCATCGCCAAATAATGGATACTTGGAAGTTTCCATCAAATGATCATATACGTGCTGCTCCCATAAGCATCCACTAAATCCTTTGCGATAATTATCGTATAGTTCTTTTGGCGTATATCGTGGCATTATTTTGATCCCGTGTTACAAGCCCAGGCTAAAGCATTAAGACCTTCTACAGCTTTAACTCTAAGCTCTTTGGATAAGAGAATTTGATCATCGCCAATAGCAGTAACTACTACTTCTTTTGCTTCTTTAGCTAGATTTGGATACTTACCTTTCATATCTAGTCTAAGCATAACTCCGGCTAAACTATTTGCTTGACGAATTTCTTCAGTACTTTTAATTACTTGATCTTCACCATCAAGCTCTACCAGTTTTGCTAGGTCAATATACAAGTCTCTTAATCTTTTAGCATCACTTTTAGCCCCAGCTTCTTTTAGTAGTAAAACTACGTCATCGGCTTCTTTTTTTAAAGCTTGGTCTGTTGGTTCCGGTAGTTCCAAAACATCAATAGATACTGGTTTATTTGGACCAAGAAAATTTGAAAACTCTGGTTTAAGTAGACCAACAACAATCAATAGAGCAGCTAATCCTAGTAATATATTTTTTTGATTCATGATACCTTATCCTCATTTTGTTGACATACATTTGGACTTAAGTAAGGAAACATTTGGTCAGCAACCTTGACTGCTTCTGAACATCCGCTCTGAACAGCAAGGTCACGAGTTTGTTTCCATGAGACCACTAGCTTAAAAAAAGTATCTTCGGGATCATTTTTCTTTGGTACAACCACCGGCGAAATTGATGGAACACTAACAACTGGTAGAGATGTATTGGATGGAACCCCTTTAATTTTTTCAACTAAACCAGTCAATAGTTTTTGTACTGGACTAAGTTTATCCTTAAACATAACCCATAGTACAAGACCAACACCAGCATAAAGAGCCAAATCCGTTGTGCTCAAACGACTACTAAATTCTTGAAAGCTTTCTGTAAAATTCATTTTATTTTCCTTATTTGTCTGAAACGGGAGGCGTATTATCAACGACAGGATCAACCTTAGTATTGGGATCAACAAAAATTCCACTATTTCTGAAAGTGGTAACCAAAGCATCAATAGTTGCACTAACTAACAGCATGAGAATTTGTTTCACGTACTTCTGTATAATAGGTTGAAAAAGTTGTGGAACAAATGGAAAATTTATTATTGTAAATACTTGATCATAAAAGTTAGAGATCATAGTCATAGCAAGTGTTTTTTTATCAGCCCCCTTAAGAGAGGGACTATTATCTTCTATACTTTGAATAACTTCTGCTGTAGCTAACTGTAAAACATTCCATGCTTGTGGTACAGCTACTGCTTTTGCATTTTTAAGTATCTCTTTAGCTTTAACTACTAGATCACCAAGATCATTTACTGACAGGTTTTGGGTTTGCATTTTTCTTTCTCTTTTTTCTTAATGGTTCAGAATTTTTCCTATTAGCTTCTTTTCTTTCTTCTGGAGTGGCTGTGCTCCACCAGGTTTTCTTTAAATCTGTTCTTCCTTTGATATATTTAAATAATACTGTTAGTTGTCCAATAATAAGAATTGTAGCTTCTAGGCCTCTACTAGTTTCTTGAATCAAATCTTCTTTTTGAGAGTTTTCTCCAATAATTCCCATTAGATATAGTCCACTAAAAATGAAACTAACGGCTGTAAACCAAAATTCTGAACTTTTCCAACCTGGTTTAATCATAATAGTTTATCTCCTATTTTAAAGACTTCTATTATATATTATATACACCGCTACAAGATCTTATCTGATTTAGCAATATTCAAATCCCACCACAGCGGCTGCATATTAGTATAGTGAAAACAAATTTTTTGCTGTTCTGGATCAGAAAGGTCAAAACTGGCGCATGGAATTATGTGGTCAATATGCCATCCTTTGGGGCCATAGGTTTCCCAGTTCAGTCTAGGGTCTTTATAAAATTGTGATTCTAGATGTTGTTTAAACTCTTCGATAGAACAACCCAATAATTCTGTTGTGGTTTGAGACTTATAGTATCCTTTAATACTAGCTACTATTCTTTTTTGTAAGATACTTCTTAACCTATAAGAAAGATCAGTATAATATTTTTTATGCTGCCACTTATTTGCGCTTTGTCTAATTTTTTCTTTATTATTAATCCTATAATCTTTCATATATTCCGGCTTATTTAGTCTTTGTTCTTTCTGATAGGCTAGTTTGGTTTCTCTTTGTCTTGAGTATCTTTGTTTATCTATTATCTTAATATGTTCTTTATTTTGAATTTTATAGTCTTTGGATTTTTTTATTCTGTCTTCTCTATTTTTAATATATCTATTGTGCTGATTAATTTTATCGCAATATTTACACTGAGCTAGCTTACCGTATTTACCAGTTTTACTATTTGGAAAATCATTAAGTTGTTTTTCAATATTGCATTGATTACATGTTTTTGTTTGAGTCATAATAAAGATAGTTTAGTATTATACGTTTTGATCAACAAATCCGAAGCAAACTGTGCAGTAATATTCTGCCGAACCGTAGTTGAACGTCACACTGCTCATTGTTCCATCGATTCGTATAATATTATATCCTTCTTCTCCAATAAATTGTGTGTATTGAGTTGGACTTACTTGATTTAGATATGTTGTTTGTGTTCCAGGAATAATACCATTTGATGACCAAATTGGAGTAAAAGGTTTTGGTGCAGAATTTTCATCGAGTACCATTACAGGAACTTGTAGTCCTGCTTGACCGACACTTGCAAATGCAACTAGAGCATCTGTGACTGGAGAACTAAATATTGCAGTAAACACTCCAGGCTGAGTATTTGCAATTTGATTACCGTCAGTTGGTACTCCGTATTCTATTGGAAAATTGGTGGCTCCTACAGCGCCGTTATGTAAAAACATACCACCACCATTTTGGGTAACATTTATTGTTATATTATTTTGACCAATTCCTGATGCTGTAGATTCTGTAATAGAATTCATTGTCATCCACTGAAATCCTGAGCTACCAAAAGAGGGGGGTGTGGGACTAGGAGTAGGTGTGGGAGTAGGAGTAGAAACTGGAGAACCACAACTCGTACCGTCTTGACGAACTTTCTCAGCAGCATATGGGGACGGCCACTCTACTAGCCAAGGCCGGTCAGCATAACTATATGCCCTAACAATCTCTCCTCCAGTATTAGTATAAATCCATACTCCTGTTTCATATCGCACAGCTTCATCCCCATAAATATAAGTTTCTCTTCCATACGGAGCATATCCAATAGGAGCAAGAATTCGATCACCAACAAACCACCCAGTCATTTTAACGCTAGATGTTGAGTCTGGACAGCTTTCTATAGTTTCAAATACTATACTATTTCCTAAAAATACTTTAGAGATACTAGTATTTCCTAATTTAATAGAAGTTATATTAGAGTTATTTAAAAATATATCACTATTTACTGTTGGCATACAAATTGGTCCTTAACCATTAACTATGTATAGAGTATTAGGATCTTTTGTAGCAAGAGCGTCATAGTTACTCTGAGAAATACTAATCATATTTGTTATACGGCTAGAATTATTAACTAAATTAGTATTGCTTTGAACCAAACCAGAATGAAGAACAGATAATGGAACTTTTTTGGTTAAAGCAGACCCTGATGGATCATCCATAATTAAAAATATATCATCGCTAGTCAATCCACTAGCTGCTGGAAATTCATTTATTCTTTGAATGCTCATTATCCACCTATTACTGTTTGATCGCCTACTAATTGTACAAAAATACCATTATAGAATCTATTTCCATATTTACTAGCTATATCTCCTGATGCTGGAGTATTTAGAACATA